ACAAGGTTAGGGTCGGTAGCTGCGCCTGCAAGAAGAAGAGATATTGCGCTTCCTGGGATAGTCATTTTGCTGCCTCCTGTGTATTACAAAGGTTTTGCCACAAGTCACTGTCACTACTGTTGAAACGTAAGCTGCGTTCTACGTTATAAGCTGTTGCAGTGCTACCAAGTAGCAGGGGAATAACGCTTCCTGGTGTTGACATATCAGCTTAAGTTAGTGAGCAGTTGAGTAGTAATCCGTGTAGAAGATTGAACTGCGTACAGCAAACAACTCACAGCACCAGCTGTTGAAGTAACAGTTGGTGCAGTACCACCACTGAAATCCCAGTAGCTGTCATAAGCAAGCGTACGTCCACCGGTACCATCTTGCGTAATCCAGATAGCACCAGATTGACCAGCAACCATATTGGTTGGATTACCTAAGGTTCTGTTCCCACCCAGGGTAACAGAGAAATGGTTAGATAGTGCAAAGTTAACAGCAATCGTAGAAGCATCTGTCAATGCAGTAACAGCACCACGGGTTGCTGCATCAAATGTACCAATGCCAGTGACATCAAGGGTGCCAGGTACATCAATGTTAGATGCCCACTCAACACCTGTACCTGCTGCATCGGTCTGCAGCAACTGGCGAGCAGTACCATCAGCAAGCTTACTGACTGCAATTTCAGCATTAGCTGCAATTTTTGCATCTGTAATGGTGCCATCACCAATAGTGCTAACATTTAATGCATCACCTGCAAGGATGCCAAAGAATGATAAGCCTGCAGCAGGTGCAGTCGTAAATGTAATACTATTTGTACTAACCGTGTAGTCAACCCCTGGCTCTTGGATAACACCACCAAGGGAGATAATTAACTGGTTAGGAGTTGCAGCTGTAACGTAATATTGACTGGTGCCAGGAGGAACTGAGGTTGTAAATGTGGTTGTTGAACCGTTGAAACTTCCAGAGATATCTGTTAATTTACGCCATTCACCTCGTGCAGGAGAATTACCAACGTATGCCACGTTTTACCAACCAAAGCTATTTATATTTTAGTTTACCTCATTAGAAGACTGTTGGCTCTTCTTCAGAAGATGCAACAGGCTCATCACCAGCAGGTACATCAGCTGGAGGAGTAGGAGGATTCAGCTGGGGCCAAGCGGAGTAATCAGGACCGGTGACATAAGCAGCAAGCTCATCGGTTGTCTTGGTCTGCTCCAGTTCATAAACTTTGCTACCAGCAGCCAAACGAAGGGATTCCCGCCAGGTCTTGTACTCAGCCAGCATGGGAATCCCGTTATCCATCTCACGGATCACCATCCAGTCGGAGGGAGAGAGTAGGGTATTGGCAGTAGTGCGGGTCTGATCACTCCACTGTTGCACCAGCTGGGCGTGATCTTTAGGAATGAGCTGACCGTCTTGATCGTAACCCCAATAGAAACGTTGATCGTAGGAAGGCGGGTCAGGAACTTCTTGGATTCCAATTGCCGTGCGTTCTTCTGGAGTTGCTAAACGCAGCCAGTTAGCAGGATAGTGAACACCGTCATGAGTAAACGCCACATCTGGCGATAACGGACGGCCATCCAAGATAAACATAAAACGCGTGCTCCTAATGTACTTATTGTACCGCAGTTAAATAAAAGCCAGCAGGTGAGTAACCGTGTTCACTTGTGGGGCGGGTTGGAAACACTCAGTCCAGCCCCCAAAATCAATAGTTGGCGTGTAGCGGTAGCGTCTGATCGCTTGCTTCAGATCTTTCTCCAGTAAGTACGCACAGTAGAAAGTGGTTTCGACGTACTCGCTTTCCACCAGTTCGTACGGGATTTGATACATCCGCTTTTCAACGGTGCGGCGAGTGATGCCAATCTTCCAAAATTCTTCACCGTCTTGACGTAGCCTCAGCAAGTACACCTTGCAGGGCACATTCTTAAGGTCTGGGCGAGCATCAAAAAACTCCTCAGTCAAATAGCCGTGGCTGCCGATGCTGCACTGCGGACACTGGTTGACGCCATAAATTGCTTTTTCGGCTTTGGTTTCAAACTCGTGCTCGCACTCTTGGCAACGGAACCAAGCATCTTTCTGGATGCCGTTGAAGCCACGCAGGTAGTCGAAGCCGAACTCAGCGCACTTTTGGCGCACTTGGTCTTCCGTAAGTTTTGCTTTTGCGTTACTGACTCGGCGATTTTCCTCAGCACCGCACCCGCAACTTTTGCTTTTGCCTGTAGTCAGGTTGTTAGTGTGCATTACTTTTGCATTGCCGCAGTCGCAAATGCAGTGCCATCTGGTTTGCCAGCGAGGACCACTGGGCGCACGACGCAAAACGCGTAGCCTGCCAAAACGTTGTCCAGCGAGATCGTTAACGGGCACGACTGTAATTAAACGGACTTTCCGCCCAAGCAAAACCAATATAAGTAGCTGCGTTGGAGTTGACGCTTGCGTCAGTTGTCCGCAGCTTGAAGCCGTTACTGGTGATGTCAAGCAGATCGGCGGTGCCTTCTGCGTCGGACAAGTTTGGATACAGCGGATCGTTGTCCACGTTGTAACCTTCGCGGGCTGTGTCTACCAATGTCCAGTTGCCAGTTGTACTGGAACATTTCAAAAGAATTAGACGCGGACGGAATCCCAGATACACAAAGCTGCCATCTGTCGATCCATTGCCTGTGTAACTGAACCCATTACTGTACCCGACTACTGTGCTCCAGAGATATGCAATGTAATTCGTACTTGCAGCGTTTAAGTTATTCGTTGCGTTGTTGGTCACCATGAACTGGGTCGATGACCAGTTGCCGGTGCCAAACGGTGAGTTGGTGTTGGTGGACGATGCCGTGCCATCCGTCTGGTTGCACTTCAGAAAATGGGTGGTGCTGGCCAGAGACCGGTGCCAGATGTAGAAGCTGCCGCTGCTGCGAGACTTGATCCATGCCATGTCCACGGCCACGCCAAGAGAATGGCTGATGTTGCGGTTGCTGGTGTTGTCGCCTGCATACCCAACAATGTCAAACCCAGCCGTAACGCTCTCGTTCCAGCACCAGGCCACGCTGTTACCTGATGGAGCCGAGTAGGTGCCTTCTGCCGCATCGCTACTGGTGCTGATGATGGCGTTACCGCCACGGGTGGTGTCGAGCAACTGATGGTTGGTGCTGTTGTTGGCGCGGTCCTTAATCCAGATCAGGTCACCACCAAAGGTGAGCGCTTCTGCCGTCGAGCGGATATTGGCACCCGTGTCGGTAACAACTTGGAATTGCGTAGAAGGCTTTGTGACTAGTGGCGCCGGGAGGTTTGCGGTGCAGAGGGCTTTGAAGCCGCTGGGAGCGGTGTAGGCGAAACTACGAGCGCCTGTGTTTAACACGCAGCTTGTGCTCACATAGTCGTCTTTACCCCAAGAGGGGAAATAGGTTCCCGACAATCCTGAGTATGCAGGGTTAGTGCCAGTAGCAGGGTTTCCGCTTTCTTGCCAGGTTCCATTCTTTGAGAAGAATATCCTGCCAGCATCAAGATCAAGGGCCACCCCAACTACGTCACCGTTAGTGTAAGTGCTGTAGCCTGTAGTTGTGTTGCTATTGTTATTTGCCTTGTAGCCACCTGATGCGTAAGCGTAAGCCGTTGAAGCACTGCCGAGAAAAGTCGAAAGGCTGCTGTCGCTTCTAGTGACACCAGTGCGGCAGGTTCCAGTAGATGTGATCGCAACCTCGAAATACCATTTCCCGCTACTCACTCCAATTGTTCCCTGGGCTAGCGCATAGGAAGCAGTATTGGATTGACTCAGATCAAGATTGCCATTGCTGTAAGTTAGCTGGGCTGCAGAGTTAGCAAGCGGATTCCAAGTGCAATAGTTTCCCCTCACTTCCCCGCCCGCACCCGTATCAGTGCCGCTCGTAGTGGGAACGTCTACGAGGCTGTCGTTGCCAGCGGGAGTAATTCTAACCAACAAACTTCCATTGACATAAACTTCAAAAATGCCTGATTCGTGGCTACCTCCGACCCCGGCACTCATTCCTAAGCTGGTGAGTGTGCCGGGAGTATTGGTTTGGTAATATTTATTATAGGCAGAGCTGTACCCATTCAGCCCATATGTCCCCGTTGCAGTTACTGCGGATCCATTGACAGATAGCACCGCTCCGGTGGCCGGATTGCCTAGCGCCCCATTGGCCATATTGCCATAGACAATTAGTAGTGAGTTGTAGGCTATAGGGGCAGTGAATGTAGCCGTGTAAGCCTGATTGGTAGTGGAGGAATTACCCACTATTCCATCGAGTGCTCTATCAAGGTAATCTCCAGCGCCCGTGTAAGTATTTTGACTTGTAGTGGAAACACTAATATTGTTCGGCGTCCAGTTGTTGCCGTTGTTCGAGCCGTCCTTGCCCAGCGTGGTCGCGGTGTTAGACGAATTGTCCGCGAAATCGAGTTTGAACCCGTTGGTCCCGTAGGTGCCGGTGTACGCCTTGGGCACCCATACGCCTGTGGTGGCGTCGAATTGGCCAAAGCTGGTGGGGTCTAGGGCTTGGCCATCCACCAGATGCACATCGGCCAGATAGGCATCGCAATAGCTATAGCCACTGGATCCCCATGTAGTCCCTATACGATTGTTTGAGTTCGCATAAATAAATCGACCAGTATCGTTTTGAGAGGGATAGACCGCCGTTGAAAAAGCTGTAACCCTAACCCCATTGACAAATAGCCGATAGCGATTGCTGCTTGTTGCATTAGTTGTGTCCCATACAAGGACGAAGTGATACCAGGCAGAAGGATCGCGGAATACTTGGCTTGTGGTCAGTGCAACATTGTAGCCAGGGTTTGTGACCGTAAAAGTATCGCCGGCATCAAACTGAATGTAAGTCGCGTAGGTCGATGACCCGTCGTAGCCAGAGAATAAACAGCTTGTGGCTCCCAGTTTTGTCCGCTTGCACCACCATGAAAGTGTTGACGTTGTGTTGCTGGTGTTTGCGGATGAAACGGTGCGCCCGCAGTAGGCACTGTCACTACTATTAAATCGTAAGCTCCTGCTAACGTTGTACCCTGTGCTTTGACCGCCTGCACCCAGTAATGCAGGATTATGAAAAATCGACATGATATAAATTCCTAATCAAGAATAGTTAGCAGTAAACACAGTATGGATACTGGTGCTGCTACGAACCACATAATCTACGCGATCTACTGCATTAGCACTACTGGAAAGAGTAGGCGCTGCCCCTGCCGGGAAATCCCAGTAGCTTCCCCAGGTCACAGTTCGTCCGCCAGTTGCATCCTGCACTAGGAAGATAGATCCGCTTTGCCCTGCTGTCAAGTTCGTTGGGTTAGCAATAGATCGGTTGCCGCCAAGTGTAACCGTGAAGTTGCAATTAGCTGCAAAGTCAGGAGTAATAGTTGCACCATCTGTCAAAGTTCCAATTTCTGCAACAGCTCCATTCTTAACTGTTACAACACCGCTGGAGCCAACACTAAAACGCAGGCTGCCACCAGTAGCAATGCCAATCTGATCAGCACCAGGGCTGTACAAACCTGTATTAACATCACCAGTAAACGTATAAGATGGTGCACCAGCAGTGCCTAAGTTATTAGAAAGCTGACCTGCGCTACTAACACTAAACCTTAAAACACCAGCTGTACTGAACCCAAGTTCGTTAGCAGCAGGGTTATAGATGCCCGTATCAAGGTCTGCATCAAAGGTAATACTAGGAACTGCTGCACTACCACTTGGGAAATTTGCTCCTACGTTAACATAATCAGAACCAGCAAGGATAACACCGAAGAAATCAGCACCCGTACTTGGAGCCGATGCAAAAATAATATTGCCACCACTTAAACGGAACCCTTCTGTACCGCTATCATCAGGACGCTGTACAACACCACCAACAGAAATTAAACATTGTTGGGAGTTTAACGGAGGTGGAACTGGAGCAGCCCCGTTAACACGTAAAGGAAAACTGGTAGTACTACTGTTAAACGATCCACTAATATCGTCAATATTCCGATAGGTAGGATATGCTACCTGCAGGTCGTTACCAAGATACGCCACAGTTTTTCTTTAGTCAATAATTGTTATTCTACTGGAGTTGTATTAGGACCAGCAGTAGAAGGTGCTTCAGGCCACTTGATCTGTTGTGGCTCATATCCTTTATAGGTTTGAGGAAGATCACGTAGGATTTGCCGATATCGTGACCACTCTCGTTGATCAACCGTGCATCCTGTTGTCATGGTCCAATCGGTTTGCTCCAGCAGAACATCCCGTTTAATTCGGACTTCCTCCCAAGTGGCTGGTTCAGCTGCTACAGCTGCATCATCAGCTTGCAGTTTACCTAATTGGAAATAGATGATCTTTAATTCAGCTTCTATTTCTTGTAAACGTTGTTCTAAAACTGCAATGCCGTAATTAGTTGTTAGGCCCATTGTTATGGCGTTTGCTCAAGGTAGCTAACAACAACATCAAGAGCTGATGCTGTATCAGAACGCGCCTGTAATTTATCGCCTGACTGCAAAATAACTTTATTACCGTTGACCAATTCTAAGGAGGAACCCGCAGGCACTGGTGCGTTCCGAATTAAGTAAACATCGTCACCACTGTTTCGGTTTAAATAAACATCAACATTGGCACTGCTTCCAGTCTTATTGGAAACTAGAACACTGAGGATGATCAGTGTTGCAGTGCCACCTGACGTAACGACAACAGCAGTCGGATCTGTAATGACAGCAGTAACCAGACTGGATTTGGTGTCGTTTTTAAACGTATTTGCCATGTCAACCTAAGGCAACAATAAGAGGAATGTTGTCAACGTTTGTGAACGAACCGCTAACTGTCAAGCTACCGGCAATCGAAACGTTCCCGCTAAACAGTGCGGTACCTGATGAATCTATTGTAACGCGGGCAACACCACCCGTTACGATAGAGATTTGGTCAGGACCACTGCTCAGTAAGCCTGTATTGGGATCATTTGCAAACTTCAAGGCACAGCTTGACAGGCTGCCTGGTGAGAGGCGCATGTTGGTGCCATCCTCCCGGAGGAGAGGAAAGCCACCAGCACTTACACCATCATGAACAACACAAATGTTCTGTGATGTATCAACGGTAACTTCACCTAAGGCACCAATAAAGCCAGCTGTTTCAGCTGTTGTGCCTCTTCTGAACTGTACTTGTGTTGACATAGTTTTATCCTAATGCAATTGCAATTGCAGTAGCAAAGTCCTGAGTAGCGGCAGTACCTGTTTCATCAGGCAGCGTAAATGTGCGATCAGCCGTTGGATTTGCTGGAGCTAATACCGTTTCAAAGGCATCAACACCAGAACCTTCAAAGGTGATGCCAGAAGAATCCAGAACAATGCTGTTAGCTGTACCAACAGCCTTAACATAAATAGCATCTGAAGTTAACGAAAGTAAACCCGCAACTGTTGTGGTTGTACTGCCTAATGCAACAGATGTTGAACCAAGCGTAAAGCTGGAGTTCTGCAGTTGGCTGTTGGGAATGGCGCTGGTGCCAAACTCACCTGTGCTGCTGTTGTAGGTTAAACCGGAACCAACAGCAACACTGAAGTGAGCGCGTGCTTCGCTAGCAGATGGACCTGTGTATGTAATAACGCCAGTGGTGTTGTTATAGCTAAGAGAACCATCACCACCGCTGTCTGTAACGCTAATTGCCAGGCGGGAGCGGGTATTGGTGTAATAAAGATTGGTGTTCTCAGGAACAACGCTGGTATCTAAAGTTGTTGCAACAGCTTGATTACTGACATTACCTAAAAAGATACGTCCACTATTGAGGTTGGGAGTAGCGTTAGTACGACCCGGACCAAGAACAAGAACACGACCATTAACACCAACATCAGTAACCTTACCGATGTTTTGAATTAAGTTTCCCTCTCCAGTTGGAGGCGTTGTTGTAAACGTACCTGGTGTTGTGCCGACATAAATTGTCTGGCCAACAGTGTAAGTACTGGTATCAATTTGTTTTGCAATACCAATAGCAACAACACTGCCGTTATTGCCACTAGGAATCTGCTCATAGGCCAGGCCAATGGCTGGCATCTTGGCAGGATTACTGGCGTCAGCAGGGGCTACAAGCGGACGGCCGGAGGCATAACCTGCAATGTAAACTGGAGTACCACGAGGAATGGCAGAGCCAGTTTCATTACGAACTAGCTCAATGATGGTGGCAGCAGGGCCAACGTCATAAGCAGGAGAGTTACCAAGAGCAACAGCTGTTGTAATACCAAACGCATCAATAATGTTAATAACACTATTGGTTAACGAGGCATTTGGAATATTTGCTAAAGAATATTGGCCAGTGCTGCTGTTATAAGTAATACCCGTTGCTGTTGATGCGCTAAACAACCCACGAACAACAGAGTCGGTAACCTGAGTAAAGGTAAAGGCGCCAGTACTGGAGTTATAAGTTAAGCTTCCAAGTCCAGTATTAGGAGCTGGATTTGTCGTTGATAACGAGATAGACCCGCGTGCACGAGTATCTGTGTAGTAAAGATTAGTACCTTCTGCTAGATCAGTTGTAGTATTACCAGCAAGATCAAGCTTATCTGTAGGAGTATTGACCTCCTGAAAATAACCGTTGACTAATGCTAGGGCTTTACGTGTTGCCATCTTATTAGCTCAGAAGGATAGGAACTTCGGGTTTAATGCAGAGTTGGGCAGTGCTTCCTGCCTCTCCAACCCGCGTAACAAATTGACCTGCTGTAGAAGGCGGCGTCAAGGTAATGGATCCTGCACTGGCAGCAGATAAGAAATAAATTTCACCTTCATTCAAGCCAGAAACTGACAAAACTCCACCAACTTGAATAGTAATTGTTAGGCCAGTGCCTTTATTTTCTTTTGCAAATCCAAGGACAGTTGCTTGATCTACCGTGCCACTAGCAATTGCTTTATAAACTTTTCCGTCTGCAGAGCTAACATAAACAGCTTGACCTTGTACTAATGTTTCTCCTGCAATCAGATCAATCTCCAGGCTACCTGCACGCCTGGTAGGAAAACCTTCTTTTAAATCAATGAGAGCATCGACAAGACCACGGTAGTTTGGTGCATAAGGTTCTCGTGCCATTGTTACACCTTCTCCAATCATCAGGTCAACAAGGACCGCCAGAGCACCTTCAATATTAGGTTCGTATCCGGTAGCCACAAATTAGCCCTGCCTTAAATGTTATTCTAATTCGTTAAACCCTTTAGAATAAGTAGAGGAAAAAATTCTGTAGATGACACCTGAGGTAATCATTGCAGCCATTACCGCAGGGCTTGCGGCATTTACTGGGTTGTCAAAATCGCTTTCAACCTTTAACGAACGGATTAATGCCAGGTTTGAAAAGATTGAAAATAACTATGACCGCCTAGAGAACACGATCATTCGTGATTACGTTCTTAAGCAAGATTTTCTCAGAGAGATGCAAGCTGTTCATCAGAAACTTGATCGCATCTGGGACCATATGATGAACCACAAGATTTAAACAGCAACCCAACTAGCACTGGTGCTGTTATAGATATAGAGACCTGGAGCAGACTTGTCGTAGTGAAGCTGACCATCAACGGGGCTGCTTGGGAAACCGCTAGCTGACGTGGACACTACAGCTTTAGGCAACCGCCAGGTGCTGCCGTCATACACCTTAAAGATCTGCGTGCTTGCTGTATCTAACCAGCTTTCCCCTTTTGAAAGAGAAGTGTAACCAGTAGGTACAGCGTTAGGAGCAGTGTTGCCAACATGGATGGGGCCAACCTTAATGAGGTTGGGTGTTCCCGCGTTATCACGGAAGTACAGGCCAGGCTCAGTAGCGTTGTAATTGAGCGCAAGTTCTGCATCACCTAAACGACTGGGAAACACCCTGTCATAAAGAAGACTAGAACGTAAACGTAGGATTTGAACTGCCATGTTTAGTTATTCAGATAAACGCCACAATCAATCTGTGTAAAGGGCGGTGTTGTCGGTACACCGTTGACATATGTACCGCAGTCTAGAACATCTGGTGTTCTTGTTCCTGTAGCAGGATTGTAATCAAGTGGAGTTCCATTTAAGTAGGTACCGCAATCAATCTCACCAAAGCGGAAGTCAGAGCTGTAGTCTGTTAATGGTTGATCAAGCATACCAAATTTGGCAGTCTTGATCAGGTCCATATCAATGTTGAGCATCTTCTGCATGACCGTCAACATTGTGTTGGTAACGTTTAACGGAGTGCCTGTAAAGCTAAAGCGATCACTATTGGGATCATTGGGATCGTATTGAGCATTGCGGCGGATGTTATCTGTCACCAGCTGAGTCACCAGGTTGGGGTCATAGTTACCTACCTGTGTTGGCTGGTTGCGGTCCCCACTGATGGATTTAGCGCCAGTCCAGGGCATCCCGTAGCCCATCATTTGCAAGCGTTCAGCCGATACCCGAAGCCGTTCATTCTCTTTCTCTAGACGCTTGAGGAAGATTTCAATGGACTCACCAGCTGGCGGGTCATTGGGTTCAAGCAACCAAGTGCCAATATATTCGTGTGGTTTTAAGTTGGTTACTTTGCAATAACCACCCGTTGTTTGACTAAAGGGATAGATAATAACAAAGTTATTAGCATCAATAATCTGACTAACAATATACTCACCAGTAAGAGCATTTCCGCTTGTAAACTCAACATTAACGCGGGTATTTAAGCCTAAACCGTGAGGCTCATCCGTTGTAATCGTGATGTTAGGACCTGATTGTGTGTAGCGTCCGCTCAGGTTTAAGGGATCATTCCCTTCATCATGAACAATGGACCACATGGCAGCATAAATATGTTTACACCACCGCAGTTGATAGTACGCCAGTAAAGGTCTAGACTGCTCAGCACTATCTTCATATGTGGGAAGCTGATAAAAATTATTGATTACAACATAGCCAAAATCTGAATAAACACCAACATCATCTCTGGTTTCAATCAGATTGCCATCACGATCTAATCGGTAACCAGGTCGAACCGACCCTGCAAGTGTATTAGGAAACTTGCGACGCTCCTGCTCTTTATAAAAATCAAATGTTTCCCGCTTTAAATAGTCTTGGCAAGTGCATTGATAACGTATCTCTGTTGTTAGAAACCGGCCTACAGTAAATCCTCGATGAGCAGGAACAACTGTCTTTGGCACGCCTTGACTGGTGTTAGATGGAAGATTAGTAACTGGATCAAATAAACGCGTTCCATAACTATCATCACGTTGGAACAACACTTCATTGGTTGATAAATCAACACCAGTAACGGTATAGCCGACATAATCATCATAGTTATATCCACGGATTCTGCGATTAACAACCAATCCACCAGATGTAACGCCGCTGCTTAAAGTTGTAATGGTGAACTGAGTACTATTTAAAACAGTTACTGTGTACAAACCAGAGGTTACTGCACCGCTGGTTACAGCCACAAACACTTCATTTCCGCTGGCAAGTCCATGGGCAGCAGTGCAGGTTACGGTGACTGTAGATCCTGCTCGTGAGTAGGTGGAAAAGATGCCAGGGTCACGCTCAATAACCCTGTCTACCAGGCGCTCACCGGCAAAGAAGGTCACTGGTGTTAGGATAGAGCGTAGACGCACCCGTTGCTGAACCCAGTTTGGATCTGTAAACGTGGTGACCTTAAAGAGCGTTACATTGCCACTGGTACTAATTGAGCTTGCTGCTGTACAAGTAAAGGTATTGGTTGTGGTGCTAGTAATGGTTAACGTGGCATCAAGTGCTGCGCCACTGCTGAAATCCAGATAGATAGAATCACCAACTTTATACCCATGCTCAACGCTCGTAATTGTTAAGGTCGTCCCACTTTGTAAATAAGTTCCATTCTTTGCTGCTTGCATGTAGCGCACAGCAAGAATAGGTAAACCAAAGTTATAAAAATTAAATGAGTTGGCATCACGCACACCAACCATTTGCTCTCCAATCTCGCTATGTGTACTTGGAAAAGTAAACATTCGAGCAGGAATAAATACTCCAGGGAACTGCTGAAATGCGCAGTACATCCTGAAGTCACCACGGGTATTGCGGCCTGTTGCTCCGCTTCCCAAATAAGTTTGGGTTAGCGTGTACAGCTCATAACCACGCCTCCAGCGGTTCCACATGGAGTCATGATTGTAGAAACGAATTCGACTGACCTGATTACGATCAGCCGGTTCAAAATCAAACGGATTAGTATCTATTCCTAATTGATATTTAGTTGGTTTTTTATTGATCTTGTCGGAGAAGTTTTTGAAACTACTATCGAATCTTCCACCAAAACTATCTTTACGCCTAGGCATTTAAAGATAACCCTTCGCGGGGATCTCCTGGATAAGGATAATCTACTTCTTTTATACCCATCATGCGTCGCCAGTGATTGGCCATTTGCACAGCAAGTGACCAATTCAAACGATTTTGTTCTTTTGACCAGGATTCAATATCCTTCACGATCAATAGAAGCCGCCTTGCACACAAACATAGAAACCGTTGGTCAGTGCTGTAGTACCGCTAACAGCTGCATAGAGGGCTTGCCCACGCTCCATTACCAGACCGCGCATCTTGGGCGACACTTCGTTGTTTGCAGAACCGAAGTTGGCACCAGCATGGGGCACAGGGTGGTTGATCAGAGGCAGCACTTCATTGAGCGTTAAGCTATAAGTTTGGCTAGCAGCAACAGCAGGAACGCTGACAGTAAAGATAGGGAAGAACTGGTTGGTGTTGGTAATAGAAGAAGTACCAACCACATAAAAACAAATGTCAATGGGTTGATAAACATTGACGTTACCAGACGTTGTTAATGTGCCAGCGCTGGTAACAGTGAAGTTTGTGGAAGTAACAGCAGTGACAACAGCAGTTTCATCAACAGCTGTACCACTGGTGTAATCCAAATAAACGGATTGACCAACTTTTAAGTTGTGGTTTGCCAGGGTAACAACCACAGAGGTGGTACCGGTTTGATCGTAGGTACCAGCTGCAGGAGATGCTGCATCCAAGAACACATTACGTTCTTTGGTATAACGCAGCCAGATCTCATCAACGTAGGCGCCGCTAATCGAAGTATCTGTTAAGGAGCTATCAACATCAAGAACGTTGGTTGCGTTACCCACAGCTGTTGGGATCAAGCTTGTGGAAAACAATTGGCCAGAAGCAACAGTTAATAGAGTGCTGTTGAGAAATGGCCGGTCAATCATTGCCGGCTGTTTATTGGTAGAAGAACTAGCCATTCCTTCTGGTTAACGTTATTTGCTAAAGCTATTGTAGCGCAGGTTCAGGCAAACAGCTTCTTAAAGATCATTGGATCAAGTTGCTGCATCCCTTTAATCTTGCTCCCTGCCATCCGATAATCACCAGGGAGGGGGCGAGTTCCTGGAGCACCGTCACCAGGTAGAGGCCTTAGCCCTGGCTCATAGTCACCTGCTCGTGCACCAAGGCCGCGTCCCCTTGGCGTTACATCACGTCCCTGGAGTGGATCAATCATTGTCCTTTATGTTTGGTAGCAAGTTCAACAGCACGCCGTGCTTTTTTTGCAGCAGGTGTGTTTTCTACAAATTGTTTACCGCTGCGGGACTCCCGCTGTTTCTTTTCATCCGTTTGCTTGCGCTCTTCTGGAGACAGACGTGCCCATGCTGCTTTGGGTAAGTAACGCTCTGTGCTTTTCTTACCCGGCTCAATTGCTTTATCAGCCATCGTTAATTGGTCCTCCGTAGAGCCACGCATCACAGGTCCGTGCTGCAGCACACTTGAACTTAAAAAGCTGGCAATAACCTAAGTTGGAATGATCTAAAACGTCATAAGGATCTGCAACACCATTCTCATTGATGCCTTCAATGATGCAATCCAACACCAAACCGGATTGATCAAATGCTGCACAGTTACCGCAACGGGCAGACATCACAGTGTCAACATCACTGTGCCACATGTCTGCTTTCTTCTCCCAGAACCCAGGGTCAGGTTCATCGGGATTTAAAGGACCATAAGCAAAGTTATCAATGGTCCAATTGCGGTTTTTGATATTTTCTTTAATATCAGTTGTAGCACGAGGACATGACTGCCCTACAGCAGTAGCAGTTTTACCAAGCAGAGCTTTTGCTTTGAACTCTTGCATTATCCTTTGTTCTTCTCGTACTCAGATTTGGTCATCCACTTCTGCTCACCCCAACGCTTCAAGGATTTTTGTCCTTCTGTTTTTTCTCCTTTGTAACCACCACCTTTCTTCTTGTATTCTTGCGCCAGGAGTTGAGCTTTACGGGCACTCCACTGACCTGGCTTACCACCTTTGGAGCCAGCCATGATGCGATCTTTAATGCGTTCACGCATTTCTGGTTTGGTATATGCCATCAGAACTGATTTTGAATTGGTCTTTTATTAAGAATAACAGGAGGCACTGCATCCGTTGCAGAACGATCTACCTCACGCATGTAAGCAGGATTGTTTAGCTGATAGCGTGGATCATTGCTACCGTTGTAACCTACAACATAAGAACAAGGGCTGTGTTGTTCTTTCATTTGGGGTTGAAACGGATCAGCAAAACCAGCTGTGGTCATGCTGTAATCCTGATACATATTACTGTAATTAACAGGATAAGCAGAGCTGTAACCGGGAACGTTTGCGAATCTCATGCAAAGTAATTGGTAACAGGTTGGCTCTGCATCATCTTAACCAAACTGTTTACAGAGAAAGGAGAAGTCTTTTTCTCAGACATCTTTGCAATGTAGTTCTTCAGATACTGCTCAGGTGTTTGTTGTTCTTCTTCTTTCTTACCAGTTTGAATAACGATGTTAATGGACTGAGGCAGATCACCACCAGCAGGTTGCTGCCCTGGCTGTACCTGTGGAGATTGCTGATTACCTAAAGAGGCTTCCTGCCCACCTTTGGTATGGAGCAATTCAATCTCATAACCCTCTGGTGTTTGAATAGTTCCTAAACCTTTGCCAGGTTTAAAAGCACCTGCTCCTTTCCAATAGAGCGGGGTGCCACCGGGAACACCAAAGTCAATTCCCTTGTGAAATGTTGAGGCACCAGCAGTGGGTGCAGACCGTGGGCCAAAGCCCGAGGTGATAGGGAAGGACGGTTTAAATCCGTCTTGTGTTTGCTGGTAAAGGGGAGTTTTTGCCTCCCCTACAACCAAGTTTTGCAGGCCACTGCGCCATGTGCTGGGGTCAATATACTGCCCACCTTTTTTAACACGAACATCAAGGTGAGGTCCGGTTGTTGGAAAGATATCCTCTCCAGGTTTTGCAACATAGCCAGTATGGATGATGCCTGCCATAACTATTTAAAGTAATTAGTAGGCTCTGTTGTTACCATCTGTTGCGCCAACTCCATTGGAGATGGGATAGATGAGCGCCTATTCTTTTGATATTCTAATAGGAAACTTAAAGGATCACTAGCTGCTGTTTGTGTGGTCTTAGCTCCATCGGCAATAATGATGTTAATGTTTGGCATTCCTGCCTGTTGCATTTGCTGCTGTTGAGGTTGCTCGCTAGCAATACTTCCTGTTCCAGCTTTTTGTTTTTGTTGCTCGTAGTATTGATACAGGTCACCGAGTTTTTTAGAAGGTTGCCCGTAGTAACTTCCTCCACTAGATGTTGGCAATGCAGCCCACTCTGGAGCAAGCTTGTTAAGAACAGTTCCAAATTTTTCTCCTTTTAGGAAGGGGTCTAATGCGCCTCGCTTTTTATCAATCAAATAAAGAGCAGCAAGGTCTTGGGATTTGGGATCAAACTGAGTTAAACCAAGTGCTTTTGCTGTGCCCTGCCAGGTAGGTTGCAGAAACTGATAGGCGCCAGCAGCAGTACTGGTGTAACCACCACTTGAAATAGCTTTATTAGGATGTTGCCATCCTTTGGAGGTGTCGAATTTGCTACCACCAAACATGGTTTGATAGCCAGCTTCCCCTGGCGTGCCCTCTGCATAGCGAATGGTATTGAGCAGAGCACGTACCTGAGGACGTTGAAGCAGTTCTTCGTAGCGTTGGTGCAGATCCGACATGGGCTTACCGGTAGTTGTACTCGAAGTAGAAGCGGGTACCGATGGCCACGTCTGCTGGTCCGGGTAGAGCTTGGATAAATTCAGCGCCTTCCCGCTCGAAGCGATAACGGGCTTGCATAGGATTCCTATAGTTAGCCACGTATAAGTGCAGAGCTAAGCGATCCGTTTCATACAGATAAATCTCCGTCCAGGTTTTAAGTGTTTCTTTGAAATCAGTCGTTGTGATAGTACGGTCAACATCACCAGCGATGTTTTCTAACCGGTTACGAGGAACTGAATTATTATTCACACTACCTGTCATGTCGGTGCGTTTCTCCGCCTCATCGCACCGACCGACTTGTTCGACCAATTTCGCGTACCAGAAAGAATCCGGTACATTGTTCAAAGCTTCCTCAAGCCTAGCAAGATCACCAGCAGGAATAGATGTGGTGTTATATCCTAGGTGCCAGCGAATCTTTGACTTGAGGAAGTTATCAAGTTGCATTATTCAACTCGAATAAGATTTTCTTTGATAATTTCGTCCCAATCAACACGCTTGATAGCTTTAAGTTGATCTAAACGGACAAACTTTTCGCCGGGCATTGAGGTTTGTAAATCCTTAATATCCCGTGCTGTTTTCAATCCTACTCCAGGTAAATGGTCTGCAATCTGCCTGGCACTCGCAGTATTGAGGTTAATGCGAGTATCCAGTGGGAAAGTTTCTTTATTGGTAGGAATAGGAGGATTAACGCCTTCTTCTTTTAGCTGCTCAGTGAGGCGTTCTTCCGTCCGATCCTTCTCATTGGTAGCACCAATGTGGGGAACCAGATCATCGCGTTCAATGTACAAGACTTCATCTTGTGCATCAATACACATCATGATCCCATCACCGTGGTGAGAAATCATTTCAACGAGTTGGCCAGTTGGTTTGTATTGGTAGAGCATTCAAGAGAAATGACAACTACCAATACAATACCAACCTCAACTCAGCTAATCAATACAGATCAGCTATCGGTGCCACCCACCTGAGAAGCAAAATCAATGAACTCATTGATATCTTCCCAAGCCACAGCAGCAGCCGGACGCAGGTAGTTCACGCGGCAGATAATGTAGCCAGCTTTGCCAGCATCCTTATCGGTCGAGCTGATGAACACACCGTCACCATCCACGGTGGTGGAGGTCACACCGTTCACGTTGAACACCTTGAAGGTGGTGTCCGAGGTGACGCGGTAGAACATCGAGTTGGCAAAGTCACCTGCCACGATGCCGCCAGTGGTCACGCTAGTGGTGAAAGGCAGGTCAGCAATGGTGGTGTCGCTCAGACCCTGAGCAAACAGGGAGCTGGTAGCAGACACAATGGAGCTAGCAGCAGCCAGACCATTTGCTTGAGTTGCAGGCACACCGAACGGAGCGCCAGCGTTGTTAGGACCGAGCAGCAGACCCTCAGTGCTGGTACCACCGATATCAGCGGTAACAGGCGAGGCAGGGAAACCAGCCAAGCCGCCAGCAGGGATGTCCTGAGCAATGGCGATAGAAGCACCGTAGATATAAGCAGGACGTGCCGAGGAGGCAGACACTACCAGGGAAGTGCGGTTATCGCGGACCCGATCATCAGGACGACGATCAGGAGAAGGAACAGTAATATCAAAGCTCTTGTAGCTAGCTTTGTCAGCAGCGAGGTTGTCGATTTTGACGTAGCCAATCAGCTCAAAAGCTTCAACACCAGGCCAGCCATACACACCTTCGGTGTTGTAGGAGGAGAGGCGGTTGATTTGGTTACCGGGCTGGAGAATAGCACCAGCGTTGGACTTGTAAGTAGCCATTGTTAATTACCTCCTTCCTCAAACGATGGTGAACGCAGTGGTCACAAAGTCCTTGTTCAGGTTGGCGAAGCCAGCGTACAGCTGCCAAATCAGGATGATAAAGCGGCTGAAGTCATCATTGTTATTGATGAGCACCTGAGCGTTAGGACCACCAATGCCCACACCCACGGCTTGAGGACCGAAGAACAGTGCAGGAGGAGTGTCGTGAGAAACAGCACCAGCGCCGTCGCCAATGTCAACGGTGATGGTCTTGGAGGGGAAGTTGGTGGACTCGAAGAAACGCACACCTTCAAACACGAAGCCAGAAGGCATGGTGGGCTCACCACCAACGAATTGAGCTTGGCCGTACTGACCACCGCCATAGATGGCAGCGTTAGGGTTCATGCCGCTCATCAGCGGGTTACCAGCGGCAAAGCCGGGGTAACGAGCCACTTCACGGAAGCCCTGATCAGCACGCAGATCCTTCATGAAAGAGGGATCAGCAATACAACGGTAGTAACCGTCAGCAAACACGGGGACGTTACGCTTGCGGAGGCTCTTCACCACCTCAAGCAGGTCGGTCTTCACGTTGAACTTATAACGCTCAGAGGCATACTCAGTAGCGGTATAAGCAGTCAGCGTGGTAGCGCCGGTCTTTGCTTTGTTGTTGGGATAGTAGTAACCACCCTGGGTGTCGGAGGACTGACCACGGGACTCGGACTTGAACAGTTCGTCCAGGAACACACGGTCGCGCCAGCGGCGGTAGTCATCCAGCAGGGTCAGCGAACCGATGGACTGGTGGAACATGTTGAGGTTCCCGGTGTCCAGCAGCAGACGCTGAGCGGTCATCAGAGTCTCACGAGCAATCTTGAAGGTGCTCGGGAGGTTGGCGTTGTTCGGATCTGCAGGACCGGTGTACTCACGCAGAGACACCAGCACCTTGTCCTTAACGATGGACCGGCTGTTAGCAGTACCGATGGTTTGATCCTGGGTACGCTCACGGTTGGTCTTGGTACCAGGGTTACCCCAGAAGCGGTACCGGTCTAACTGAACCGTTTGGCCGGGCTGTTTGGTGAAATCGTGGACAACCACAGGCTCGCAAGCCATTTCCACGATATAAGCTGGGTGGGGACGGTACAGCTCCGCGCCCAACAGCTTGGGAAAGTCGTTATCAATAAACATGTTGGTTATTCAGCGTAGTTTTAGCTGACACCGGAGATCCAGAAAGATCCCTGACTTGTGGCAAAGAGCCACGGTAAATCTGGGAACTTCCGCCCCATTAATAAAATTATAGCAATACTTACTTATTGCCTTTATTAATTTTGCCCAATTTGCTGGACAAAGGAACGCAAAAACCTACCTGCACCAAGGCCGCCTAATGCTGCAGCCGCTGGAGCGATTACATAACCTGCAGCTTGGAATGCGCCAGGGGCAGGGGATACGGGATAACCAGCCTGGTTAACAAGTTGCGTGCCACGACGGCTGGCCTCAATCTCAGAAAGAATGCGACCACTGTTATTGAGATAGTTCATCCCTAAAGCAAGGGATGCAGCACGACGCGCAGAAGGAATAGCAGCACTAACACCAATCGTGGCTAACCCTATCACATTAGGATTGACGCCACCATAGGTATGACGTTGGATCCATTGGAGTGGGCCACCACCTGCTTCAATGGACTGGTGGCCAAGCTCATGGCCAAGGGTAAACTTACTTGCTTTATCAACGTTCAAAGAAATTGCATTCTCACCTAGCTTTGAATAGCTGGCGCCAGATGGCTGAACGTTTGCAGTAATGGTTGGATTTAATCCTGTTTGTTGAGTATATTGACCAACAATTTGATTAAGGGCTGGCTGCTCAAAAGCAGATCCAGTCTCCTGCATTCCACGTTGTTGATATTGTTTAATGGCACCACGTTGTAAAGCACGTGCACCAGCCATGCCAGCTAGTGCAACGCCACTTTGCAATGCTGTTTTAGCAGCTTGATTCACTCGGGATCAAAGTATGGTTCAACATCTTGGTAACCGGCAGAACGGTTCCAATAGTTGTAGCTATTAGGAGGCAGAGGACCAATCCGTTCATACGGGTTGTAGTCCATTGGTTGCAGTGTTGCCATTTCAGAGCGGATCTCTGGGATCAATTGCTCTGTATAAGCTTTTAATTGTTGCTTTGCTTTATCAGCTTTAGACATCAGGATTCAGCCTCAGGTCCGTTGTTGTACATGGCCTCTGGCCCCATTGCAGCACGCAGTAAACGCTGACGCTCTTGCGCAGTCTTCATGTCATAGGACATGCGCATCTGTTGCATACCCAGTGGAGAACCGGGTTGGTTTAAAGCGATATAGCTTGTTTGTAAATCAGAAGGCATTACGTTACCGCCCATGCGTCCTGCTTCGGGTGGAACGCGGTTACGGGGATCAGTGATGTGATACCCCATCAAGGCATTCATGCCAGCATTAGCACCCATGCCACCAACAAAGGCACCAGTCATTGCAGCGCCAGCAGCGGCAAGACCGACATCACGTTTTTTGATAGCACCTTTCATTCCAACAGAACTACCAAATTGTTGAGCCTGGCTACCCATGGTCTGCAAGAATTGTCCTACTTTCTGACCAACACCACTGCTTGCAGATTCTGCTGCTTTCATTCCTGCTTGTGCAACTTGTGCACCCTTTTGTTCAATGCCACGTGCAATGCCGCCTCCTAAATAAGCAGCTGCAGTACGTGCAGATTCTGGAAGCATTGCCATATCTTTAAAATAAAAAAGGGGCAGTAATCACTACCCCTTATTCTAAACTCAATTGTTTTTAAAGATCAGTCCATCACCAGGAGTTTCTGGCGGAACACACCGGGATTGCGCTGAGCCTGCGACAGATAACGCCAAGCATTTGCAGGGTCACGTTCAGCCACGTTGCCAAAGTTATCCCAGAAGTTTTGCGAATCCATGTCTAGCTGAGGACTGGGAGGAACTGGCATATTGGCCCGCTCCAGAGAGGGGTTGTAGTACTCCTGCTCAGGATAAGCTTGCTGCTCTTGATAACCATAAGCAGGTTGCTCATCTTTAACGGGGTAGGGACCGTTCTCACCGAAGAACTCACAGGTGTAATCAGCCAGTACATCAGGATCAGTCAAGATCCGTTCGTAAGCTTGATGTTCCTGGGCCAGTTCTTCCAGCAGTTGAACAGCTTCTGTCAGTTGCTCATAACGAGCAATCAAAGCATCTTCAACGGTGCAGGCATATTCATTGAGAACAGCAGGAGCATCGGCACCGAAGTGATCAATAACCTCAAGACTTTGAGGACTTACCCCGTTTGCGAGGAGCTGCTGCGTTGTTATTTCCTGCGATGTTTGGGAAGAGTTGGGCGAGTAACCCTGGCTGGACGGATAGATCGGGGCTGCCGAATTGTTGCTGTACCCCACGCTCTGTTGGGAACTGAAGCTGGCCGGGTCGATTCCTTGTGTCGGTGCGGACTGTTGACCCTGGAACGGGAATTGAACTGGTGAACTCAGGAGTGACACCACCCGGTTGAACGCTTCCTTGTACGGGTTCTCCGCTGTAGGTTGGGACGGCTGGTACGACTGGATAGGGGCGTAAGGTGCCGCCGAGATCTGCGCCTGCATCTGGGGCGCTGGTGCTTGGGCCGGCTGGTAAGGTGCCACCCACTGGCTGGTTGTTGCCACCGGAGCCTGCGCTGCCGTCTGTTGTGCTACCGGCGCCGCGTAGCTGCTCGGCGGGGTCGAATACTGTTGGGGTACCGATTGGATCGGCGCTGCGGTATCGGCCTGCATAAGTTACCTCTTTCTGGAGACTTTCGAGTGTTCTGTAAAGGAATGGCGTCAGATCAAGACGCGGATCAGCTGCCAGAGGGAGATCTGGGCGCTGGGGGTGAGGAGTGCGCATCTCTTGATTAATGAGATCAAGGAACGATGCATACGCTCGTTGCACTTGGCCAACCATCCGGAAGGGATAACCAGAGAGCATTTCTGCTACCTCGTCATCCGTCTTGGACGGGAACAAGTACTTAAGTGCCTCAATACTATCAACACCCAATTCTTGTAAGTTACGGGTAAAGATAGATTGATTAACTTTGTCCTGTGGCGTGTCTTCATAAACAGGACCCATCCAGCGCCAAAGCACTGTGCGGTCGCCGTCAGGGGCAAGACCAATGACACCATTAGGAATTTCTTTGGTTTCAAAAGCTTTATCGAGAGCTTTCTCTAAACCCTTCTCATACTTTTCTTTTGCTTTTTGATGTTTCTCTAATGCTGCTTCATCTGCATTCTCAGGCAATATCGGATATGTTAACCCAGATGCAACTGCTAATGATTTACGGAAGAGCTGTTCTTCCTGATAGATCATCAACTCAAAGCAACGGCAGATGCCATAGGTATAGAGCTGCAGACACTTTTTCTTTGCTGTGGCGCTAACACGTCCGTAAGCTGATTTGATTTCAGTTGCGGTGACGTTAGTAATCGACAGGTCATCAATACCACCAAGCGCCAGGCGAATCTCAGAACGCAACTGATCCACATAGCGGGACTGGTCTGTACTGATGGCGTTAGGTGTAATGAAACCAACGCGATCAGTCGGCTCCAGGTTGGCAATCACCCGTGGCACACGTAGGCCGCCACCAGGAAGTCCGATGTAGCCAGCTTGCTTGCGCTCTGTTGGATCCTGTTTAAAGGTGGAGCTAGAGAGGGAGAACTCAGATTGGAAACCAGATTGGCTTGCAATGCTGGGGCGTTGTACTGCACCTTCCTGTGACGACTCAACAATGTCGTGCTTTGGACGGGAGGACAGCAGTGTGGGGTTACCAAAGAACGACAGGTTTGCCCTGATGTTCTTGACCATCTCATCGTGAGCAATGATCTGGTTAGCTAACCATTCAAACTCACCGCTGCCATCAGTACCAAAAGCGTCAGGGTTATTGAGAACTTCTACGCATGGAATAAAGCCCAGCGTGTTCTCAAGTACTTTGTTATCGTTGAAATTAAGTGTCGTCTCCAGGGAATCAAACGACAGTTCTTGTTCACTGTGGAGTTCGTGAATCTCACTTGGCGTGATACGGAGCCGCACATAACGCTTATCAGTAACCAGGCCTACGCCACCAAATCCACGACTGGATTTAACCTTATATGCATAGATGATGATGACTTCTTCTAGATCACCATCTGGAGAGTAATAAGTACGGTAAGCATCTTTATCAAACCAATACAAACGATAGGTTTTCTTTGTTGGCCTGATGTAAAACAGTCCTTTACCGTAAGATAAAAACCGATCCCAAATAGAATCTAAGCGTGCATCTAAACGATTGAACTTGATAACTTGTTGGATAAAATCAAAACGTTGCGTTCCAAAGTTATCTTGATTGGGATAAAACTCGACGCCCTGCCGAATCCCAAACATTTTCATTTGGGAGAGGTGGGCATTGATGAGCATCGTGTCTGCCGTGCCCGTGGACTCACGGTTCACAACAGCTTTGAGCATTCCTTCTAAAACGGATTGGCTCTGGGTGCTCATAGTGGGAAAAAATTAATTAGTTGTCTTCGATCTCGTAACCAGTTTGCAGGCGCCGTAAGGTAATTACGTCATCCTCTACCTCAATATCAAACTCAGTTCCTGGTTGGAGCGCCATGTCGTGACACAGCTCATCAGGTAAAGGAATGATAGCTGAACCGTAAGCATCTTGCTCAAGTTCAACAACAAAGTAACCGGTGCTCATTTGGACGTAGTATCAGTCTAATTCCGACAATACTCTAACCTTAATATTCCAACTCCAACTTGCCCCGTGTCATCAGGCCATTGCAGAGCCAGACCATGGCATCCACACAATCGTCGTGAGAGCTAACGCCAAAGTTAATGATCTCATCATGGAGCGCTTGGAACTTGCGATACTTGTTGAAGAAGATCTTGCGCTGCTCAAACAGACCCATGATGCCCCGGAAGCGTGCCAGTTTGTCGCCACGGAATCCTTTGACTGGATGCCAGATCATGTTGTAGAGACCGTGCTCACCTAAACAGATGCGCTTGAAGTCCGCCTCCAGAGATGCTTGGTAGGCCACCGCTTCTGACCAAATATCCACGTTGGATCCAGTGGGGAAATATTTGTCACCATCTTTATAAACAATTCCCCATTCATACATCATTTCCATCATGGCTTCTAGCTTCTCCAGGTTGCCCATCAACCGGAGGCGCTTGGTATCAATGATGTAGATCTTGTCCCCAACCCTACCCCCTAGTACAAACACACTATAGTCATTACGTTCACGGACACCAGCTGATAGGTCAACACCAACGCCCAACGTGTCGAACTCAGTTGGGATCTTGCTCTTGATTAGCAGCTCAGGAGAAACCGACAGCTCACTGGTTTGGATAATCTGGTTTTGATACTGGAAACTAAAACTGATGGGAGCCTGGCGCTTACGATCTTGCAAGTATTCCAGTGACCACATCTCAGGCCAGTAGGATTTATCGTCACCATTCTCATCAACTGTAATGGCAGATTGAACAATCTGCACCCAATCATTGGCTGGCGTAAAGGTTGTGTTGTGAATGTCGTCATGGCGGAATCGGGTGCCAAGACAGATAGCCCGAGCACCTTCAAACATGGTCGGAACAATAACTGAGTTCCAGTTATCTTCCATGGCTGCACGAATATCTTTGTTCTTAATATCGTCTGCACTCTTGATAGCGTCATCAATAATACAAAGGTGCGAACGTTTTGAGGTCACAGCACCTTTCAAACCTGCACAACAAACAGTAAATTCTTCTTCACCAGTTGATCTAATCCCTGCAAACTTCCAATCAATACTCCAATATTCGTTAGAGTTGATCCCTTTGGCAATCTTAACCATTGGGAAGATTTCTTTATAGTGCTTATTCTCTTCAATGATTCGTTTAATGGCTGCACTCTTAGGACGTGCAACATCAACTGTGTAAGAAATATAGAGAATCTTTAGCGGTTTCTTGTGCAGTGCATGGATACCAATCGACCACGCTGTAAACAAACCAAGCACCGTGGATTTTGCTGAACCCCGTGGCGCCAGGATGTCTACATTGGGGCCAGCAATACCAATCAAACATTCAGAGTTGTTGCCTGTGCAAAGGTGCTCATGCCATAGGCGCATGTGCGTTGCAGGTGGTTTCTCACCTACAACATCACAGAAGTAAGAAAAATCAACCCGTGCTCTTTCAATATCAATATCGCTGGTCTTCTTAACAACCTGTTGCTTTGCACCGGCACGGGCAGTCCGCCTGTAAACAGCGTAAAGGGATGTGTTTGCCATCCCCTTACCCTAACTCCCTACACTCAGGATTCTTCCGCCAGGATTTTTGTCCACACAGCCATGACTGCATCCTGGAGTGGACCTTCAATGGGATCATCCTTAAAGATCAAAACAATCTCACGCAACGCCCGATCAGCACCAGCAAGGATCAAACCTTGCTTATCACCAACGTAGCGTTCATCTTGAATTTGCTTGATGGCACCACGCAGTTCTTTCTGGAGCATGGCGATACGAGCAGTGCCGTTATCTTGTTTCACCATGCCCAGATCAATGGCTTGACGTAGCTTCTCTACGTCTTCTCGCATACTGCCTACTTCAATCTCCAGGATCTGTTGGAGATTAGTTTTCTTAAAGGTGGACTGCTGCCACTGGTCACAATCAACGATGCTACCTGTATACCCAAGAAAACGGGCATACAGGTACATTTGGATCGGAGAACTGTGCTTTTTACAGAATGTAAGGAACGCTTCTTTTTCGTTAGGAGTTAAAGTTTCTAGCCAATCAATCATGCACGGAATGCGCTGCGTGCTTGACTATAATCCTTCTCCTCTCTATAGCGACGATAGAGTTCCTGTTGCAGTTCGGTTTCCCGCTGTTCTTGAGCTTGCTTGCCAACAGTCAAACGTTCTTCTGCACCCGTTAATCCAATCTGACGTTCTTGACCGGCAAGCAATTCAGATTGTGTTTTACGTTGCTCTCCACCTGTTAAACCGATTTGACGCTCTGCACTTTCAGAAGCAAGACGTTGAGTTTCAATCTGACCACGCGTTGATTCGGTGGCAGCAAAACGTGTGGCGCCAGCAGATTGTTCAGAAGCATATTTAGTTGCTTCTGCTTGTGCTTGAGCACCTTGCAGGTTAAATTCACCCAAACGCTCGTTGGATTTGTTTTCGAGCATCTGCTCATCCAAGCGATATTGACCCTCTAGCTCATTAAAGGTTTCTGCTTGGGAAGAACCAAGCACATCCATAATGCTGCCAAAGACGCTTTCAATATCGCCAAGATCAACAAAAGTGCCTGCAGGTGTTTTTGTTATTTGGGTTTTACCACCATCTTTGCCTTTTCCATCTTTACCTTTATCTTTACCTTTTAAACTAATCGTGCCACTTTGAATGCCTTGCTTTAGAAGATCTTTACCTTGGCTGCCAAACTTTTGAATTAACTGATCTTTTTCTTTAGGACTAATTGTAGATCCAAGACCAGATAGGAAAGTCTGTGCTTTTTGAATTGAAGTTTTTTGAGTACCGCCACCAGACTTTGGCGTGCCAGAACTGGACGCTTTAGGCACACCGCCTGCTGGTGTTGGTTTTGGGGCAGAGCTAGAAGGCCCTGTGCGCGGTGCCGTTGGGGTTGTTGCCCGCGCTGTTGATGCAGCAGGAGCGGGCGGGGGAGACGGACGTGGTGCTGACGGTGGAGATCCACCTCCACTCCGTGCACCGCTGCCACCTTTGGATCCGCCACCTCCTTTTGCTGCCATGAAAAATCCTGTTTAAACTGCTTTAACTATTATAGAGTTGTTATCAACGACGATAACGGAAAGGCTCAACCGTTGCACGCTTGAGATCACCAAATGCACGACGCTTTTCAGCTTGTGCAGATGCTGCTAAACCAAGTTGTTGTTGCATCGACAGGTTGCGTGCAGCTTGAGCAGTAGGAGATAACTCCTTCGTTTCAAAAGCTTGCATCTGACGATTCAGCTCCTGGTTGCGCATGTACTCTGTGAAGGGGAGTGATGCAGCACCAAACGCTGTAGCAGCGCCAAGGTTTAAAACGTTTTGCTTAGCTTCTGACTCCAGGAGATCTTGTTGTAGTGCTCTGGATAATTCCTTATAAGCATCTACATTTAAACCAGTTGGAGACAAATCCTGTGCACCAGCAACAGAAGGTGGTTGCGCAAAATATTGAAAAGGTTTGGCAACATCGCCAATTGTCTTTTTATATTCTTCTAAAGCAAGATCAATCGTTTTGCCAGTATTAAAATCAATTCCTTTGTATTTACCAAAAGCAGCTTTTAATTTATCAAGATCAATTTTATTACTAGCCGTTGCTCCAAAATAATTTGGTGTCGTGGACTGATAAAAGCTGTTGAAATCTTGAGGCATGATCAGCCCCTCCTATCAGAAGTAACGGTACTGGGTAGCACCAGCTTGACCAATGTTGCTCATGAAACCTTCTGCCATTCGCTGAGCGCCAAGCTGACCTTGCTGACGCATTGCAGCATCAGTAGCCAGAGCAGTCGCCAGTTGAGCAGCCTTAGCACCACGGATCAGATCAGCTTCTTTCGAACGCTGCTGATAAGCTTCTTGGTAAGGGGCATAACGCAGAGCATTCTGCAGACTTTGCATGTACTGCTGTTGTTCAAAACGCAGCTGACTTTGAATAGCACCAAGAGGATCAGCGTAACCAGCAGTACCTGGAGGGCCGAACTGACCGAGGTTAGAGGGGGTCATCTGACCAGACTCATAACCAGGCACATCAGGAAGCTGGGGCATACCTGCACCCGTTGCTTGCTGAGTTAAGCCAACAGCTTTGGAGATTGGAGTAACAGCCTTACCTGCAAGACTTGCGCCGCCAGCAGCAAGGGCAGGAACAGCTAAGCCACCGCCAATCAGCGCAGCACCGCCAAGACCTTTAGCAAGGGCAGCTTTACCAAGAGCTTGCTGGCCAATCGGGTTAAGGGTGCTGGCGCCACTACGAGCAAACAATTGAGACGCTTTATAAGCTTCTGGAGCAACTTTTGCTGCAAGGCCTGTACCAGCAAGCCGTGTACCAATAGCACCGGCCGCACCAGGAAGAATAGCACCTAAACCCGTACCAAGGAGGCCACCGCCAATCGTTTGACCAATATCACCACCACTACGTTTGTAAGCTTCTGCTGCGCCTAGTCCGCCTCCGAATAAAGCACTAATCAATAACGGGTTCATGAAATTAAATCCTCTTAATTGTTATTTTAGAAGAACTATGCTCAACATCTTATGCGCCAAACATGCTTGCTGCTCTGCCACCTGCAGCAAGAAGTCCAGCAGCAACTTGTCCTCCGGGAATAATACCTGCAATTGGTGCAGCAATGCTGGCAATACTGCTGATAACTCCGGGGCCTCCTCCAGACTGTGTGGTTTTTTGAGTAGCACCGGGCATGTACATTGTGTAGCCACGCCCACGTGCGGCAGTACCTGCATTAGATGCGTAGCCACGATAATCTTTGGAGTTGCTATAACCACTATTTTGTTGTTTATAAGCAAGCGCTTTATTTAAAGCACTAACTCCTGCACTTAACCAATCTGGTTGATCAGAACGGGATCCTAATGCACCAGTTCCACTTAAACCTGGCAAATTTAAAGAGCCACCCCAATCAACACCTGGCGTTTGTCCCCAGTCAGTGCCGCCACCTGCAGAGCCCCAATCGTAACCACCAATGGTAGGTGCTTGGCCTTTAAAGATATTATCTGTTTGAACGTAATTGTCGTAAAGTCCAGCCATTACTAATTCATGTATGGAGTAAGTTCTTGCCAACTAGAAACAGGGGGTTGTCCCATGGCTTCTGTTGCAGATTGAAAAGAACCGTATTTGTGCTTTAGGTATTCTACTGGTTGTTCTTTCTTTAACCGTTCCTCTGCCTGCTTATTAAACAGTGCTTGCGATCCTTTCTTTGCTAAGTAGCCAGCACCAAGGCCAGCAGCTACGATGCCAGCAGCTGTTGCAAGTTTGGGTGCACCAATCGCTTCTTTCTGTGCAACATCTTCCATCAAGCTGGTGAGATACTGCACACCTCCCCTAGTTCCCTTGTTGATTGGAATACCAGCTTTTTCTACAGCAACTTCACGCCCCAGCTGTTTAACAGCCTTCTCCATTTCTGGAGTACGTGCCATTACTGTTTGTGCATAGCGCATCTTTTCTGGCAATGCTTTTTGCAATGCTCCTGTTGTTCCAATAGCAGCTGCAGTACCAATAGCTGTGGATGCCGTAACAGGGAAACCAAAATACTGGATCTCGGGTTCATTCAATCCTTTTGCAGTGCCACGAATAATACCCAGAGGTCCAACAAAAGATTGTGATTGTGGATCAATCTTTCCAAAACCTTCTGGCTTCATGTGCTTGTAGCGCAGATACTGTTGGTATGTAGGATAAGCAATCTCAGGACGTTCTTCCTTAAACGTGGAGTAAGGAAGTGGATCACCACGCCGGCCTGTGAAGTAACGCAGAACAGATTCCGCCATGGGGTTAGCGGATGTGCGTCCTGTTGGATCCTCTTCTTTTGAGACTGGCAAGATGCTCTTGAAGCCAGCAGGGCGAGCACCTTGAAGCGGATTACCAACAGCACCACCTAAAGCAGCAATAGCAAACGGAGTGCTACGGCCAAGGAGATCTGTGGTGATGGGATCAAGTCCCATCTTTTCTCCAGCAGCACGACCTACGTTACGGCCAACAGCTAACGTGTGGTTCAAGAACCAATAGGTTCCGCGTGATGCATCTGTTAAAACATCAAGGGCACCAGTGGCAGCAGCCAATGGCAGATTACCTTGCTTAGCATATTTAACTGCTTCTTTTACTCCACCGTAAACAGCGCGTGGTCCTGATGCTCCACGCCCAAGGTTTAAACCTTGCTCAACGTAATTGCTAAATTCACTGCCAAACTTTCCAGCAGCAGCAATGCTATTGGAGAGATAATTCGGGATATTTGCAAAGCGCATCAGAAGTACCGAGTTGTTGGCGTACTTAACATCTGATTTGCAATCTCAAAGGGATTAGCGGTGCCACCTTGAGAAACATGGTAGATGTAGCTAGGGAACTTATAGTTCCTGGCGTAAGTTAATTCTAAACGACGTTGGTGCTCTAAAGCAGCAGGATCTGTTCCAACAATTGCTTCTGGTGTAGCTGCTAATTGGGCACCAGTAATATCAGCTTGCGTTGAAGTTTGTGTATTGCGCCCGCCACTATATCCCTCAGGGAATACAGCGCTGGTTACTGCTTTGGTAATTGGTTCAGTTACTGCGACCATGCCAGCAAGACCCAAACCAAACTTCCCTGTAGCAGCTGCGCCACCTGCCAGTCCACCAGCAATAGCTTCTGGAATGTAAGGATTGCTAGCTAAGCGTTCCTGAAGCCGGCCTTGCATGCCAGCCAGGCGAGGACTCAGCTGTTTAGCGCCAGCAAGGACTCCGCGTTCAACAGGACCGCTTAATCCACCAATCAGAGCAGAACGCAACAGCGTCTTTTCAATTGGCGGTGCTTCTCCTCCAGTAATGATGGGCAAGCCCTGTTCAGCAGCAATGGTTAGCGCAGCGTTAATGGCTGTTTCTTTTGCTAACGCTCTGCCGCCAGATGGAGCAACAATGGGGAGCAGGCGTTGTCCTGCAAAACGTAAGGCTGTTCCAATCATGAGATGCTTGTACCTTCTGAACCTGGGAACTCTTTTCCTTTCTCAGCTTTTTGTTGAATGATTGCAGTTAGTCCGCCAGGATTAACACGTTCTTCTGGTGCGAGAACAGGACTTTGATCGTATCGTGCAAGAAAAGATTGCAGGTAACCAGGACCACTAATTGCAAATGGATCTTTACCAGTATTAGGAACAATCTGTTTTGTACCTGGATACGTTGTTAGATCAAGATCTTCTTGGAAAGATCCGTATTGTTTAGCAGGAAATACAGGGTTTGTATCACGCAGGTTTGCTAAGTACTTGTTGAGAAACGCTTTCTCACCTGCCATCTGTTGATCAACAAATGGACCCAAAGAATCACCCGCTTCTTTAGAAGCAGTTTTAACTCTATTGAGATACGGGATTTGCGTTTTAAACACAGTAATTAGCTACCTTTCTTTTTCTTGCGCAGGCCAGCAAGAGTCTTTGCTAACTGCGCACGCTTTACAGTTTTTTCACTGTAGTCGCCAGGGTTCTTAGTAACAGCTTCTGCAAACTCAGCTGTACTCATTCCTTCTTTCTCTGCTTGAGCAGAAAAGGCGCCAGGCTTTTTGATGGCGCCCTTGATCCAATTACCTTTACTTTCAGCCATTACTTAAGCAGTGCTTTTACTTTGTTGATTGTTTCTTCTTTACGAGCTTGGCCAGAGACCACATCCGTCAGAAGGTCAGCAGCAACCATCACCTTAGGACGGTCAGCCATTGCTTCGTACTTACGCACTCTATCTGCAGCAACCTGGGGCAACCAACGCTTGGTTACTTCCAGAGTCATCTCTTTTAATTCAGCTGCACTGATATGACCATCAGCAACAGACTCAATTGCAAGTTCAACTGCAAACTCAACATCAGAGCCACTCCATGAACGCATGTTGCGCTCCAGCAGTGGGTCTAACACGTCATAAACACGGGTCAGAATCGGACCGTATTTAACTAAGTTGCGTGCAGCAATCAGCCGCGACAACCAACCGGCGCCAGCAGTTAAACCAGCACCAATCAGCAAGGCAATGATTGGCTCTAGGGTTGTCATAATACCTCCCTAATAATCATCATTCTAAATGTCATAACTCATATGGGTTGCCTACAAAACGAGCATAACGGCTAACTGCTTTTTGCACTGGGCTTGCAGTACCACGTTTTGTACCTTGTGGATAAGAAAGGGGAACTGGAACAACTTCTGTAGAAGGTGTAGTTGGAAGGGTCACTTCACCTGACAATACTTGCTTTACTAATTCAGCCCGTTGACGCAGAACCTCTGCTTCTTGAGCGCGGGGGCTACCAGGAGCAGGTGGTTGCCAGGTGGAGAAGCGTGTTCCCATTGCAGCCGGTGCACCACTTTCACTGATGGCACGGCCTTCGCGGATGCTTGCAGGAATGGTGGCGCCAGGGGTAACGCGACTTGCTACACGACGACCACTTGCACGGGTAGCCTCAATACGGCGACGGGCTTGAGCAGCTTGCTGACCACCCATGGCTTGTTGGCTATAAGCAAGACCCGTGGTGGGATCAAGCACTTCAGGTGCTGCTTCTGCCAGTTGAGCTAAAGCAGCAGGATCAAAAGAGCGTGGATCAATGACTTCAGCACTAACGCCTTTAAACGTGCGGCCTTCACGTCCCATAATTCGTTGGGGTTCTACAGCAGTGCCGCGTACTGCGCGGACTGCACCACCCAATAGGTCTTCCCGCTTGACCTGGCCTTCTGTCAGGATCTCGCCAGTGTCCACATTTTTGTAGAGGAAGGGAGTTGCTTCAATGGCACTGCCCTCTCCAGCAGTAAATCCTTCTGCAGCCAGTGCTTCGCGGCGACGACCAACACCACCAACTTCCTGACGACCTGCACCACCAGCAGCACGCATCCGGTAGTACTGACTTGTGGGCATCCCTTCCACTTCAGGAACTACACGCGATCCCACAACTTCACCAGTGGTTTCACTGATGACGGGAACTTCACGGATGCCTTGAGTAACTTCAGGGCGCAATTTATAAAGAACACCCGTTGCTTCTGCTTGCGCTAGGCGATTGCGTGCCGCTTCACTTGCAGCAGCTGTTTCACCCAGCAACTTCTTGGTGCGTGGATCTAAGGTTGCAAGTTCTGCTTGAGATGGTTGATAGGTAGAAGGAACACCAAGTTGTTCTAATGCACGAGCTTTCATCTTGCTCTGCATGTTTAATGCAGCCTGCAGAGATTCAGCACGGCCCGTTGTAACAGGAACACCGGTTTGTGGATTGACGGTTTGGCCAAAAGCTTCGTAGAGAGAACCAGTTGGAACACTTTCACCAGAAGGAAGTGTTACACGAATCGGTAAACCCGGTGCTTCGCTGTAGGCAGAACGGATTACGCCAGGGTCACCCGTTGCTTGGAAGATTGCTTCTGCTTGTTTCTGTACAGTGGCTGCACGTGGATCAGCAGAAAACACACGTTGCACACCAGAAAGAGAACCCTGTGGGATAGGACGTTGCGTTCCTAACAATCCCCTAAGCGTTTCACCAGATTCCACAAAATTTTCTGGAGGCATCTGGCGAATGTTGCGTTCAATGTTGGTAAAGAACGGAGCATTAGCTGCTTCTGTCACGCGACCCGTCATTGGGTCCAGCACAGAACCTGGCGACAGACGTTGCCGCATTTGTTGCATGGATGCAGTCTCTAATGCTGGGCTGCTGTATCCAATCTTCTGCGTGAACTGCAAAATGCGGGATTGAATGTCAGGATCAACGCCAGTACCTGTGGTCTGCGTTCCAATGATGCTTTGTTCTGCTGGAGCAACCATGGTTTGACCGGCGCTACCAAGAGCAGATTCACTCCAGGGGTCTGGAATCCGTGATTTCAGGGACTGATGAACACGAACTTCCGCAGGAACCACGTTTTGCGCCCGCACAATGCCGGGTGCAGTGTCATCAATCGCAGAAATGCCGTGTTGTGCTACAGCAAGAACGTTTTCTGCACCTTCACGGGTAACAAAACTAGGTTCAGCTGCTTCTTTGGCTAGGCCAAGCGCGGATTTAACCTTTGCCTTAGCGCGTTGACCCAGATCACGCACCATTCCACCGACGCGTCCCACGCCAAGGTCAGTGCCGGTCAGTTTTTGGGCACCATACACGCCAGCAGCAACAGCACCGACCCCTAACGCCCCTAATGCAGCCTTTTCAAGGAGTGATTTTGGCTGCTCAGTACCACCAAACCCAGTTTCATAGGCATCATCAGCGTGATGCTGGACATAATGCTGCCCCGTCAGGCTGTTATTGAGCTGTCCTGCAACCTTTGGGATGTTGTTATCCGGTGTAATAGGCGACTGCAGGAGCGTATTGTCCCCATAATGCCGCACAGAGATGGGTTGATCGTAAACAATATCTCCTTGAAAGCCTTGAACCTCATCAAAACCGCGAAATTTACCAAATCCTCGGTTGAAATCATACACTTCAGGAGCTAAACGTGCCTTTTCCTGTGCAGTTTTAGGGTATGGATTGCCAGTTGCAGCTGCCCACAGTGCATAATCTTGCGGAGAAACGGGCATTTTTATAAATATACCTAGATATAACGATTTTAGGTGCAATCAATACAGTACCAACGCCAGGAGAAACCCCCTAACTGCCTTAGAAATACCCATTTCATGGTAAAAATCCGGGCAGACATCAAGCTCGCTCTGCTCGCAGGCGGGTGCGAGAGGAAAAAAAGAAAGGGGCGGGGGATATGCTCCCTCCGGTCGCGTTAACAGCCGGAAGAGAGAGTTCTATTCGGTTGTGTTCTTTATTTTATTTATCGTCATGATCTACAGCGTGGAGATCAAGGAAGCGGGCGATGATTTTAGCCAGGCGTATATGTCTGGCTGCGAGGAGAAGTTTCATTCGGAGAAGGAAGCAGAAGAATATCTGCTGACGTTCGAAGAATGGGAACGTCCGATGCTTTGCATTCGGAAGTACGAATGAAGATTAGGGGGAGCAACCGCTCCCTCCGGTCGCTTTTTGAGTTTTCCACAGGCTATTTTTACCCTATTTCCACCCTATTTTCCCTCAAATCCCTGTCATACCAAGGCTTCTGACTACTATTTGCCTGGACATGTGTCACAACATGGCTTGCACTTTTTCCACAGGCATCAAATCTTTTTACTGGGATCTCAGCGACGATTTGAAGGCTGTTTGGCTGTTTGTCAGCCTTATCTTCAACCCTGATTTTTATATAACTAGAAATACTTTTAGCAAGATTACCCAGAAGATTGCCTCCAGGAGCTATTTATTCCTCCTAGATGCAGTCCTCAGACTGCTGTTCTTTGCTTGTTTTCTCATGGAGAAGTTCGGTGCTGCAGTGTGCTGCGTTGCTATCGGCATGGCAGCTTTCACTCAGTTAACGCTTCACTTGCTTGATCAAGCTACGGCTGAGCAATGCAAGAACCATGCGTGGCCTGCACACGCTGACCAGGTGCACCGTGACTGGTGCATCGCTAACAACTACGAACTCTGATCTCATGATCACGATTACTACTGAAGAAGGTCTCCTTCTCACTGATCAACGTGGCAACTATCTATACGATGGGCGCCAGGGTGATCCTGTTCTCATCGAAGCGCCAGCAGGTCCAATCCGCTTTGGGTTGGAGGACATGCTGCGTTTCTGGACGACGTACTGCCAGTACGGCGACTATCAACTTCACCTGTGGTGAGTTTCCGCTCCCTACGGTCGCTTTCATACTGTATTAATCAGTAGAGAAAGTTCAGAACAAATTGTCCATCATTACCTTCTCATTCCAATGAATCTCTTTAACAACCTTGTCAAGGCCAGCATTGCCGGTGGCGTTGTCATCGGTGGTGCTGTTGCCTACGCCAAGCTGAATGACGAGCAGCGTCAGAAGCTCAACTCTGGTGTCAACAGACTGCGCCGCAAGGTGTCAGATCTAATTGCACCAAATGATGGTGTTTATACCATCCCCAAGGAAGTCGAAGCGGAGCTAGAAGCTCTGCTCAACGACGACAATTGATGGTCCCTCAGAGGGAAGCGCCATGCTTCCTTCTCTGTGATCTTCATTGATCACGTTCTTCGCATATTCCATCCATGGAATCTTTCATCTACGAGAAGGGCAACGACGGTTATCTCGTCACCATCCGTGGTGATTTTGCAGAGATGACCAAGGTTGACCTTGACCGTCAGGTGTCCAAGTACATCCGCTTGGAGGCACCTGTCGAGCATATCCGCTCCAGTGTGAAGAAGCTGCTGCACCAGGGTTATAAGCTGAGCAATCAGCTAGAACTTGGTTGGCAGCGTTTCATCGAAGCGTAGGACGAAACCGGAGGGTGCTATCCGCTCCCTTCGGTCGCTCCCTGCTATGGGGAGCCTGATGAGTCCCTGCTTTGCTCACCATGTCACTTTCTGCTTTCCTCATTAACTTCATGAACCGCCACCGTGATCAGCTACCTGCTTACGTTGGCATTACTCTTGGCATGGGTATCGGCGGACTCCTGTGCGTTAGCTTGAACAAAGCGATTAATGCCAGGATCCTTGCAACCTGTGACAAGAACCTGAATCAAATCATCTATATCAAGACAGCAGTAGGTGATAGCTACGGCTGTGTATCCAAGATGGTATTGAACGGGCCACCAGCTCCGATCAAACCATGAGAAAGATTTTATTCAATTCATTGATCTTAACGATCATCTTTTTGTTCTTCTGCCTCTAGTCATGACTGAACAAATGTATAGCCACGACACAATCTGGCTTCTTCTGCACAACATTCCTCTCATGGATTATGCACGCCAGGAGGAGCCAAAGCTGTGGAGAAAGTTCATGGAACTTGTTTCCAATGAAACTGCTCAAGGCTATCCCGATACATGGAACACTACTTTCCTAATCAATAAGATTGCGGAAGATCTAGGTTCCTATCAACTGCTTCTAAATATCTGGTTGCAGATAGAGGAGCCGTTGAATGATGTTCTTAATCCCATCCAGCGTGACTGGATTGATGCTCAACTATGAACAACTACACCTTTTATCTGCCTGGAATCAACAAGCTGACTGGTGTAAGCCAGGAGGATTGGGATTTCCTTTGCGAACGTGCAGCAGAGAACAACGTTCTACCTGCCACGCTTGCCGCCAGGATTATCGCCAACGAGTTGGCTCAATGGCGTGATGAGATTCATTACGCCGATCAACAGGAAGGGCTTCGTGCAAATGAAGCCATGAACCAAGAGAAAGTTATTGAAGAGATTGTTTAATCTTTTCTTTATCTTTCCAGATGTCTGCACTTTGGGATCTAGGCCTTAGCTTAGTTCCCTTTCTGCAGGCTTCACTTGCCTGCTTTGTACACCTACCTAGACAACACCATGTCTGCTGCTAACAACGGAAACCTGGTCGGTACCATCGTGTCCGACATCATGACCAAGAATCCCAACGATTCTCTTTCGGTCACACAGTTCCGTGTTGCTCCGCTCGATGCCAGGGAAGAGGATTCTCCGCTGCCTGTCATCGCTTACAACGGTATCGGTGACAACATCGCCAAGCGCTACAACAAGGGTGACACTGTTGCCCTGACGACGCGCCTGCGTTATGTGACCTGGATGACGCCAGAAGGTGAGCCCCGTGGCCGCATGGAAGTTATTGTGACTTCCGTAAACACGGTTCGCCTTGGTCAGATCTCAACAGCCCAACGGACTGCTGAAGCTGCTGGTGTCATTGAAGCGAATACGGTCAACAAATCGCTTCATCCTGTCGCCGCCGCTGCCACCAGGGCTCCTTATGCGCAGGAACCAACCGCTGAGGTTGTTCCTTTCTGAGCAGAAGGTCAGTCCGACTCTTGCACTTAAACCTTCCGGGTTGGTACAGCTGTACTAGCCCGGTGGTTTTTCTGCAGGATTCATCTCCTGCACAATCCTTTGCACATCACCAATGGGCCTCGATCAGTACGCCTACATCAAGTTTCAACCTGAGTATGAGAACTGGTTGTTCCTTGCGGAATGGCGCAAACATCCCAACCTCCAGGGTTGGATGGAACGCCTATGGCGCAAGAAGACGAACAGCAGTGAATCATACGAGAAAGATACATCAATTAATGATGAATTCAATGGAGTTGAGCTTGAACTCACCCTTCAAGACATTCTTCAACTCCAAATGGACATCAGAGATAACAATCTTGATGGCGGTTTTGGCACCACAACAGGATTCTTCTTCGGTTGTAATGCCGATGATGAATACAAGTGGAAAGATCTTAGCTTCTGTGATAGAGCTAAGGTTGCTCTCAAGAATAACCACACTGTTTATTACAACAGTTCTTGGTAATCTCTCCATCAATCAAACTCACTTACCTTTCATGAACCATGAACAAATCTCTACAAGATCTCCACCCGGTTGAGTTCATTCTTGTTTGCATCCTCTTTGTTGCAGCAACAATCCTCAACCTATGCACACCCTCCAAACCTACCGAAGCGAAACACCTATCGAACGAACCGAAAGGTTCAACGAATGGTACGAACGCTACACCGAATACGAAGGTGAGCCGCTCACCATCACGGTCCACCAGGTCTACGAAAACTATGGTGGACCAGAAGAAGGAGGCTGGACCTTCCGTTGCGGTTACCCAATCGAAACCGTCTGCATCTTCTCGAAAGCGCAAGCCCTCAGGGTTCTCCACGAACTCCACGAGAAGTACGACACAGAAGAGTATGACGACGGAACCTACGACATCTGCTTAGCCCAGGGCTACGCTGAGTTCTACCCTACGGTCCGTCCTCACTACGAATGATCTCTTTGCCTGCACCAATCATGACGATTCCTGAGAACATCTTCAAGCTTCAGCTTGATTCCATGCCTACAGAGAAAGACGCTGATCCATACGGTGATGTTCTGTTCTTCTCCAAGAAGAGTGGATGGATCATCACCAAGCTGGAGGATGCACAGGACATGATCGAGGAGTACAACTGTACTCATTGGACATGGACTCCTGAAATCCCGTCAGCTGACGACTATGAACTGGATTCCACCAGGACTGAGCAGCTTAGAAATACAGGCTGGTTGAAAGATTAATAGGATTCTCAATAAACTTCAGTTATCAAGAATCCAACTAAACCTACTCACTTCTTGAGTACATATGAACTAGCGGGCGTCATGTTTTCTTTCATGGCGTCCGCTTTATCTTGACGAATTGCATACCAAGTCTGCTTATCGCTACGGATTGCCGTAGCCTTGACTTTGCTCAGGTAGGTGATCAGTGCGCTTTGCATGACTTCCTCGTGGGATCTGTATCTATTTATACAGTACCAAGAGGTCCAGGGTATGCATAGTTCACATCGTTACACAATCATGAACGAATCTCCGTACATGGGTTGGGTTGTTCCTTATTCCTGGCAAGAGCCAGAGTATGAGGACGATGAACTCGATCAAGTTCCAGAAGATGAAAGTGATTTTGATGACGAAGGGTTATTCACTCTTCGTTAATCACACCATCTTCATTACCACTCTGCACACTCAACATGTCCTACAACATTACCGAGATCAAGGACTTCTATACCTTGATCTACGCCATGGAGAAGCGGGTCAAGCAGCTTCTCATTGACGACAGTAAGAAGCATCAAATGGATGCAGAACCTTCCTGGTCCATGGAGATCATTGAGGATGAAATCATTCCAGCACTGGAGAAGTTCTTGGAAGTCTGGGATGATGATCCAACTCCTCAGTATCTCTACGACAACACAGGTGGTGAGCCTCCAGTGACTGCCAATGAGATGCTCAACGCAGCATGGAAGCAGCACCTGGAGATGCGCTCCTGACTACCCTTACAATATCTACATAACACAGGGCATTGGTACATCCTTACTAGTGCCCTTCTCTTTTATTCCCATGAAGACTTTCCTCACTTCTCTGTTCAGCGCCAGCATCCTCTTACTTGGTTCCTTGCCTGCCCAAGCGCAGTGGGCAATGACTTGCACCAGAGATCCAGGTTCCAGCGTCAACCTACGCAATGGCCCAAGTAAGAACAACTATGTCATCGCGTCCATCCCCAACAGTGAGTACATCCGTGCACTCAACTGGGTGTGGGGTAGCGATCAACTCAAATGGTACCGAGTTGAATACAACGGACTCGTTGGTTGGATGCGTTCAGATTACCTTTGCCGCTAATCATGGTTAAGAAGTTAATCATTGGAGCAGCAGGACTCGGTGCCTTCATTGTTGCAGCTGCTCTTGTCTCCATCATCTCTTCCATGGTGTCAGCTTTGATACCAGGGCGCAGTCCTGATGCACCTGGCAAGCTTGATCCACCTATCGAAGAGAAGAGCAAGCAAGAGTATGCATCAACTCTCAATCCTAAAGAAGAACCTAAGACTGATGAGTCTCCTAATGAGACACCACCATCTGCTCAACCTCAAGAAGTTTCTCCACCACAAGAAACTGCACCATCACCTGATCCTTTTCTTGTTGCATCGCCTGCCCCACGCAGCAGTGGACCTGGCAACTTTGATGCGCCGCCTGCTCCTTATGCAGGTGGTGGCATCTACCCAACTGGCCCAGGTAACATGTGACCTGAGCAGATGATCCCTATGCATCTGTTCCTTTGCTTTGCACCCCATGAATAAACAGATGATCTTCCTTGCTCTTGCAGCTGGTTCCATTACAGCCATCACCCAGCACGGTGTGTCGCAAGTGCTCCTTGCTCACCATCAAGGACAGCACCCGACACCCTATGACCTGATGGCAAATCAGCCCCATCCTCAACCTCTCGAACAGATTGCTCCAGAGGAGGCCAATGCCACAGGGTCACTCCCCGTTGCGCCTCCTCCTGCCGTCCTTCCTGCTGACGCTGATTCAGGTCCAGGAACCATTGATGAGCCTGGATCAGCTCGTCCACAGATCCGTATAAAACAGGGTTGGTCTTGGAAGAATCTTCTTCCACAGCCAGCATCTCGTCCATCTGCATCTCTTGTCCTCACCAGGACGAAAGAACAGGTGAAGACTACCAAAGATCCGATTTGGGAACTGCAACTTGTCGATAGTAAAGGAACAGTTCTCCAAACGTTACCTGCCTTAACAGGTCGCTCCTATCGTCAAACCGTTGATCGCCATGTCGCTGGTAACAAATCGCCTCTGCCTCGTGGCGTGTACAGCATTGACCGTTACGGCATTGCTCGTGGTCCGTTTAGTGATCCAGAACTCGGTCAAGGTTACTGGATTCCCGTCGTCCCCTTGTTTTCCACAGGTCGCAGTGCTCTTGGATTCCATCAAGACCCCAGCTGGGGAAAACTTAACGGTGAATCCGGTACCTCAGGCTGTATCGGCCTAGAAAACAAGGAGGCAACAGCCACACTCGTTGAATGGATTCGTCACTTCAACGTTACCAAACTGACTGTCAATTCTTGAATGCCATGAAGACTTCATACATCAAGATTGCTTACCGTAATGAAGGTGAATGGCAAACCACAACCTTCAGGACAGATGATCCTCAGTGGCGTGAAACATTCTTGACTCTGCGCAACAGCTTTCAATCTGTCCGTATTCTGTACAGCTAACCATCGCCATGGGTAAGAAGAAAGACAAGAAGAAGCAAGAGAAGGAACAGCTTCCTGTTTCTAATCATGCTCTCAAAATTAAATACATCCTGGATCATTTCAACTTTGCCAAAGTTCAAGAGGCAATGGTTGCATTGAACTGGGTATGGCAACACATGGATGATCCAGATGATCAAACCATGCGCGTTCCTACCATTGAACGCATGAAACAAACTGCTGCACATCTCCTTTACAGCGCAGCTACTAGCAAGGAACGTTACTTTGCAACGGGTGGATTCCATGCTCAGCGTTATGAGTATGGCGATCTCTCCTTGCAATTTGTAGTAGCTGAGTACGATACATGTGATGACACCATGTAATCATGCAAAACTATCCTCGTTTTTTTCTGCATCGAAACTCCGACAAAACACGCATTGCTAAAGCCATGAACAACATTGAATGGGAATCCAACGACAGCACCAAGGATCTCAGCAAGACTGATGCTCCTACCATGCGTCAACTAGCTGGGATGCAGCTCGTCGCCAGGATGAAAGAAGCTGCAGACAAAGTTGGTGCTGGCTTTGTTGGTGGCTTCATTGATGAGAATGGCAACCGCTTCATGATGTCCAACATGGGCGAAGGCCACATGAAAGAACATCAAATCATGGAGCAACTAGAACAATACAAACGTGAAGTAGAAGGAGATGCTACAGACTGGAAGTAGCTCTCAGTTACATCCTCCATGTACAACATCTGGAATGCAGCAGCCTATGAAATAACAAACATCCTCATTGATTACAACAGAAAACTAGAACTCAACCCATGGATCAAAGCAATCCGTCTCCACTGCTTCCCAGATTGGGTAGCATGGAAGACCGAACGCACCATGGGTCGAGTCGATCAACAAATTGAGCAGCTCCAGAAGGAGATGCAAATTGAACACGATAAGAAATATGTCACACCCATCATCAGGGAGCATCAACCTGATGAGTCCAAGACGCAGCAGCTTCTAGGTGGTACTCTGCAGATCACAGCTCCCTGGTACAAACCAGAGGAGAAAAACTAATTGCGTGTACACTGCATTGAACCTGCATACAATTTACGTTAGAACCATGAAGATGCGCCAGTCCCCAGCTGATCAGAAGCAAGAACAATTCATCGAAGTACTTCGTAATGTCCATGCCACACTTACGAACCTCCTTGAGGATCCTCTCTTTATTGATAGTATTCATGGTGAACAGGAAATGGGTCTCGACCTTTCTCTTGAACTCATTGACAACATCATTGCTCGGATCGACCCCAAGGACCACAGCGCTCAGGCCGAACTGATGGATCGCCTTGAACTCACCGCTGTTGATGCTGATTGAGTCTCATCAGACTTATTACACTGTCCAACAAGAGCCGTCTGCTTCTAGCTAGTGCTTCTAAGCTATTCATGCCGTGGTCCTCCCTGTCATGGGTGTTGGATCACGGCTTCTTTTTGCACACCATCCAATGTTCTCACCCTCAGAATACTTAACAAACCTTAGGCAGATCAGTCTCCTCAATGGACTGGTCACGCCAGTAGGTCAACTCCCTTCCATTCCTCCCATCCCAAAGATGGAATCAGCTACAGCAGGAATCCCTGTTGTAGCAACTGTTCCAGCAGCGCCAGAATGTAATGACATCATCAATGCTGTTGCATCCTCTCCTCTTGCAATCAATCTGGCAGCACTGTTTGCAGCTGGATTGATTCTTACCATTCTTATCAAGAAGTACGGACCATCCATCCTTGCCTGGTTCCGTGACAAGATGCAGCGCTTCCTTGCTTCTATCCGTAGCAAGATCAGTAAGCGACGTAGCAATCTGCTACAACCTTCTGTCTGCACTGTCGTGGTGATGGGCTGATGTACCGCACAAAAGCACATCACTTTTACAAAGGAAACCAGAAGTTCCTCAGGACTAAACAGTTCTGGACTGTCTGGCGCAAGGTCAGGATGGTCATTGGCATCATCTATGACAGTTGCTCCGTCATTTTGGTACTCATGAGTCTCGACCGTGTGTACAAATTCAAGAGCTGGAGGGTTGTTAAACCCTGGCAGATCGCTACTTTGGTCGAGCGTTTACCCAAGCTGTTCCGTACCCTTAGACACCACTTCACCTATGGGATCTAACCGCTTCCAGGGTTCATAAACTGATAGGAAAAACTTAAGGTTACCTACAGCTTTTCTTATCGTTCCATTGCTACGCTGGTTTGCCTACAAACCCTGTCGTAGCAATGGATTTCAGTCTTACAAGACACTGCACTTGGATAGGTTTGTGCCCTTCATAATTAATTACCGGATGGAAAATATTTACCATGGAATCCAATATGTCGCCAGCAGGAAAACTTGCCTGGGCAATCCTTGCTCAACGTCCTGACGGCAAGAGTGAAGTCATCAAGATCACCAATCACGAAGAAGCCGATCAAGCTGTCAAAGAGAATCCCACTCTTTGGTACAAGAGCGGCCCATTCATGCTAGTTTGAATCCACTCCAGGACACATCCTCGTCACTGTGTCCTGGGGAATCCCCTTCATTCCAATGAAACTTCCTGTGACTGCTTACATCGTCATGCTTCATCATGCTGATGTAGGTACATTTGCTCCAGCTTTCCCCAATCTTGACGACGCTATTGAGTTCTCCAATGCAATGCGCTTGGTCAACGATCAACTTGCTGTAGCTGAACCGGTGCCTTTGGTCTCCACGATGGCTCCAGGAGGAAGCAAAGTTTTAGATTGGGTCGAGCATTGATTCAACCTAATTAAATACATAAGAATCTGTGTTATCTTGTATCGAGGTAACACAGATTTTTTATGGCCGTCGTTCTATCAGTTAGTATCCCCGATGAGATGCACGCCAGGTGGAAATCATCTGGATTTGATATTAGCCCCAGTGCGATTTTCCAAAATGCTTTGGAGTCACAGCTCACTGAAACCAATCAACATCTCACCTACTGGAGCAATCGTGCCTTGTCTGCAGAAAAGAAACTAAAGACCATCGAGAAGTTACTGTCTGCTAGTGAGAAGGAGATTAAAAAATTCCTTTACTTTGAAGACATGTGATCTTCCTAACAATTGATTGGTAACCTGTTCGGTAGACTACAATTAACAAATGCATCTGCATTTCTATGCCTGACAGAGGTTACCTTTTCTTAAGCGACGATCAGCGACTTGATGTTGCAAGCTTGCTAACAACGCTTAAAGGTCTCGGTATTGTCCGAGATGAAACAGATTTTCAAAGGTTTGTCACTGGTTGTTTCTTCCGTGGTCTTTATGATTACAAAAGAGATCTAACTCGCAGCGACTGCTGAACAACTAACCAAGAGAATCATTAAGACAATATAAATAATACGATAAACAATTGAATCCATTTGATCAAGCTACCAGTACTGCTGCGTAGCTTCATTTTATTTTGCAAATAAATTTAGAAAAGCTTCTCTTGGAGAACGGCCCACCGCCACGTAAGAATATTAGATATATACAAAGTAATAACTATACCAATAACACCTAACTAAATACATATGTACCATCCCATAGATAAAAAAATGGACCGGGCACCACCCCAGTCCAGAATCTGCTTTGCACACACAGCCTTCAGGATTCCTTTCTGAAGCTGCGTTGTCAGTCTAGTCAAGTCCCGCTAGTATGCGCAAGCAAACGGCGCAACCTCATTTGCACACCCACCATGTCTCCATTTAATTTCCAGCCTGTTCAACTGCTTGAACTCTCCGACGCTGACACTCCGAGCATTGATGTGCAGGATGGACAGCTGATCCTCACCGCTCAACGTGGTGAAGAGAAGATCCGAATCACTGCTCCTCTGCGTCAGGTTCTTCCCCAGGTGGCAGCAACAACTGTCAAGGGTCCGTCTCGATTGAAAGGGCTTCACCTACCTGGTGGCGATAAGCGTGTTGGTGAGCTGAACGGCATGGCCAAGCTCAACGAACAAGCAGTTCGTGAAATCCGTCTCATGATCAGCGATCCGAAGTTTATCAAGAGCTTCCGCACACGCCACGCTCTCTGCTTAGAAATTGCTAAGGCTTATAACGTTCATCCCGCTACGGTGAAGAACGTTATTGATAACGTCAGCTGGAAGCACGTCAAGATCTAATGGAAAAGACTTACAGCATCTTGATCCAATTTGGTGATGGAAAGCCTGTAGCTTCTAAGATCAAAGCAAAGGATGGAGTCGATGCTCAGGACAAAGCATTACGCTTAAACCCTGGTGCACGCTCCATCCGCATCACCGGTGTCTTAGAAGTCCACCTTCCAAAGCTAAAGCCTCTTCCTAAACCAAAACCAAAGGCTGCTGTTCATCCACTCTTTACAGATGTTGATGATGCAGTGGTTACGGATTACGTTAGGAACACTTCTCCTGATGTGCGGTTACAGATTTGTCACCAGCTGCGGAAGGAAGGCCTGACCTATAAGGCCATCGCTAAACAATTGGATATGGGTGAGACAACAGTTCGCACCTGGATCAAAAACACACTGCCCTCCTAGTGAGGGCTTTTTCTTTGCACATTTCACACCATGGAATTCCGTCTTCCCACTGAACTTGCAAACAAACTGGTTGATTATGACCAGACCCTCAAACAAATCAAACCCAAGAAGGAACCAAAAGAAGCCAGCACCAGGCTCAAGCGCAGAACAAAGCTAGCCTTCCCTTGTCCTGACATCTTCTTTGATCTCACAGTAGATGAGATCCATGAGATCTACGAAGAGTTCTGCTTTCGCCCTGCTCCGATGCGTTATCACACGGTACGCAGCAATGTAAATCCCATGCTTACTCGTTATCTCGTTGCATGGGATAAGTGTTCACAAACTAAACAAGAGATCTGGTATTGCTGGAAGGTTGGTGATAAAGATTGTCCCATCATATTTAGAACATGGGATGAATCAGATCTAGATGATGAGTACCACGAATTCCGTGCTGATCAATCATTGAAAGCTTTAAATAAAGCTCAAGATAATCCTTTTACTGTTAGATATAAAGCAGAACAAGAACGTTATGAAGCAGTCTCTTGTTTTATATCTGCTGTCTGTAATCAAGTTGAATTGCCTGAAATCAATAGAGCTTTACATGTAACAGGTAAATTAAATATGTACGGTATTACTAAATTCTTTTATGAGATGTTTTTCTCTGCTAAAGATGAGCAATCTTTTTATCCTGCTCAGTGGTTATCAAAACAGAGAATGCACGCTATGACTGAGTGCATGATTGATCTTAAAACAAATAGCACCATCATTAATAGTAAGTTTTACCAGAACGAAGTAAGAAAAGAAGCTAAGTGTTTAGAGGAAAAAGTATTAACTGGATATATTAATCCTCAGTCTCTTGTTCATAAACTAAGTTACATTTATTTGTTTCTTACTGTATTTCCTGATGAGTATGATCGTTCCATTAATCTTTATACTCAACTAAGTCAATATCATTTTTCTTCTCATTGGTCTACTTGGGCAATCTTTGATCGAATTACACGTGTAAGAATTGGATTTAGATCTAAATTTATGCAGTGGTTTACTTCTAAAGTTACACCACAAATGTTTATCAATTGGATCCTTGAAGAAGTAGAAATTAAACAGAAGCGTGACTATGACACTACCATCCGCGACACAATGGAAATGTTGATTAAAGCTAGAGAACGAATTGATTACCTAAGTAATCCCAATCCTGAGTATCTCAAAAAACCTAAGCGCTGGCGTCTCCAGGAGGTTCATGATCATTACGTTGGCATCACTCTTCAGATGGATAACCAGATGAAGAATCTACCAACAGATTTGATTCCAGAACCAATTACTTTTGAAACAGAGCTTGGAACCATCCGTATGTTCCAGCCTTCCACCAATCACGAGGTCATCCGCTGGGGTAAAGCAGTCCGTAACTGCGTTGGTTCAGCTGGCTATGACGAGCGAGTGCTCAAGCGCAGCGCTTTCCTTGTGTTTGCTGAACGCAACGAGAAGCCATGGCTAACCTCTTTGCTTACCCTCAACATGGGGATGCTCCACGTGGGACAGACGGTCTCACCGTTCAATGCCAACCTAGAACCTGGTGAGCGCCAGGTGTATGAGCGGTGTTTACAGCAAGCCATTGGTATTACTGAGCAACAGTAAGATAAAGCAACATTCATTGTTGCTATGGAAACCTCCACTGATGCAGGTCTCACCGTTACCTTTGACGATGAGACCGGCGTTTTTTCTTTTGAATGGGATGAGGAGACTCATCCTGAGTACAACTTTATTAAAGATTTCACCGATGAAAGTTTTGCTACCATGATGCGCAACTACATGGAGAGCTTGGATCTCCCTCCCAATGTCACGGAAGCCAGCGACGATTCAACCGAAGTTTCAGCCGGGTGATCGGGTAGCAGAGCGCCCAAAAGCATCCCTCATCTCTGCTATCCGCAAAGAAGCACGGGAGATTGTTAAAAAGTACACAGGTCACCGCCGTGGTGTTGTAGTTGGCAACACCATCAAGGTGTTGACTTCAAGCAATGGCCGCACCAGCAGGGTGTGCTACGTCAGCATCTTGTGGGACGGATTGAAAAGTCCTTCTGAACATTCACAGATGCGAATTTGTTTAGAAGAAGAGTACGACAAAATCCGTCAGGATCACTATGCATTGACTGAGTAGATCTACACACTTCTCTTTCTCATGACTGACAACAATCATCCGATTACTCCTCCGCCTGAGCTGTTACGAGAATGGGTAGGCAGTCAGCACGGCTACCTCAATGCTGCCCGCTGGGGCGCTGATCAGGAGCTGGAGGCGTGCTGTGCGGACCTGCGAATGGTTCTTGGACCCAACCAAGCTGATTGGCTGCGCTCCGTGCGCCGCCCCAAGCCGCCGAGCTTGAAGGAGCAGGCGTTAGGAGCCCTCTATGCCATAGCCACAGGGGCTGATGACACCAGAGAGTTTCACCAAGATCTGGAAACCATTAAGCAAGCTCTTGAATCCCTGCCCGATTAGTCAACATCACTTCTATGCGTAATTACTTTCTTGCCACACTCGCAATCCTTACCCTTGTGGTCGGATACGTATTTCTTCTGCAGTCTGCCAATGATCGCATTGAAGCCAGGTGTGCTGCCAATGGCGGTCAAGTGCTAACGCAACCTGGCGATGTGTCCAGATGTTTGCGCCCTGCCCAGTAGTCAGACCCACTTATCACTTTTCAATCATGAGCGGCAACGCTAAGCGTGAGTTTAAAGTTGGTGACCGTGTTAAGTACAACAAGAAAGGAATGGCTGGTCCTCTTTCTAACAACAAACCACACCAAGTGTTTGCTCCACGGTTAGGAGAAGTGAAGGGCATCTTCATTAAAGAAGATGGCAAAGGTTACAAACGCAAGTGGATTCAGGTTCTCTGGGATGGAGCAGTACGCCCCAGTGATCACGCCAGTCAGCGGCTGGTGTTTGAGCATGAAGAATGTTGACTAACCCTGTAAGCTAGGTAACAACGAAGGAATGAACCAATGAGCATTGTTGAACTTGTTTGGGCTACACCAGATGCTGAAGCACTGATCACTAAGATGGCACGCGTTTCAGCGCCAGCCAATGAGAACAACATGGAGACTGCTCCTAAGTTGCTCCGTTACTTAATCAAACATGCTCATTGGTCGCCATTTGAAATGGCAAACATGTGTATAGAGATTCATACAACTCGTGCAATCTCAGCCCAGATCATCCGTCACCGTTCATTTTCCTTTCAAGAATTTAGTCAGCGCTATGCAGATATCAATCTGTTAGGTTCAACTTACGTGCCGCACTTGCGTCGCCAGGATACAAAAAATAGGCAGAACTCTGTTGATGATCTTGATGCAGAGATGACCGGTCAATATTACCGGCGCATCAGTACTCTCTTTGAAGAAGCTGAGCATCTGTATAAAGAGATGGTGAGTTCTGGTGTAGCAAAAGAATGTGCACGTAACATTCTTCCGCTTGCATCTCCTACCCGTATTTATATGAATGGCTCCTTGCGTTCATGGATTACTTATATTGCTCTGCGCGAAAAGCACGGAACGCAGATGGAGCATATGCAAATTGCAAAAGATGCTAAGAAGATCTTCTGTGGTCAGTTTCCTACGATTGCAGAAGCTCTAGGTGGCTCTGAAGAATGGACCATCTAAAAGATAAAGTATAAAGATTAATAACATTTAATTACCTGGGCACCGCAAGGGTAAGTCCCAGCTTTGTTGTATTTGCACACACCACGATGGACAACAAACTACCCAAAGTTCCTGAGAAAGCTCTTGAAGCTTTGAAGGATGGCATTCAATCTGTTCTTGATTCTAAAGATTGGACTGGTTTTCTTTCTGCTATTCGGTGCATACATGACTATAGTTTCAACAATAAGTTGTTGATTATGATGGCGCAACACAAGCGTGGATGGGCGTTTAGTCCATTTGTTGCTGGCGCCAGGAAGTGGAACGACAAGTTCAATCGGCAACTTAAGAAAGGTGAGTTCACCAATCCCATCTGGATCCTTGCTCCAGTACTCATTAAGAAGACGGACGAGAATGGACAAGTCCTTTGTCGTGCGGATGGAACGCCTGAGCAAGTGCCAATTCGCTTTCGTGGGGTGAAGGTCTATGACCATCATCAAACAGAGGGAGATCCAATCCCTGAACCAGACACCACTGGCATGATGGCACAGCTAGAGGGAAACATCTCCTCCCATGTCATGGATGGTATGGTTGCCGTTGCTAAGCGCCGTAGCGTTGAGGTGCAGCGTTGTTCTGCAGCTGATCTTGGTGCTGCGCTAGGCCGCTGCTGGTTTGCCAATCAAGGGCGGGCCAGCAAGATTGAGATCAGTTCAGAACTGAATGAGATCACTGCTGTCAGTGTCATGGCCCATGAGCTGGGTCACGCCATCCTCCACAACCGTGATGAGTACCAGGAACATGACTCCTCCTCCATCAAAGAACTGGAAGCTGAGTCAGTTGCTTATCTGGTTTGTTCTCATTACGGCGTGGATCTTGGTTGTCGCAGCTTTCAGTACATTGTTCATCACAACACTGCGTCTGATGATGTCGTTGCAGATCTTTTGAAGTCAGGTGATCGGATCTTCCGTGCCTACGAGGAGATCATTAAGACCACTGATGAATACCTCACGACAGGGCCAGCTCCAGTGGAAGCTAAGATGCTGGCTGCTGTCTGAGTTCAGATCAAGCCAGGCTTCACGAGGCCTGGCTCTAACCGCTTCTGAAGTGCGGGTAACGCCTCATGAAGTAAATCAAAAGGCAACGAAACTCTACCATTGATGAAAGGTTTTGTCAGCTCAACGCAACCCACACGCACTGCTAGTTATTGGGTTGCCTGTTACTCAAAAGAAGATGAAGATGTTCCGATGGGTATTCACAAAAAAGTTTTGAAGTATAAGGTAGGACAGGATAAAGAGAAACTTATTATTCGGTACTGCCACCAGTTGTTTGATCTCAACCGCACCATCTGGGATGTGCTTGTGCACCAGGGGCCATCAGAAGTTCCAGAACACGGCGATCAAGTCGTGATGCGCATGAGTCGTGATCAGTTCCGTGGCTCGACAATTGTTCGTTAATCCTTTATAATTTTTTTGGTTCTGATCAGACCCTCGTGGCCACGAGAACGTCCAGTTACTTTCAGGCGTAACTGGATACCTGATATCACAGAGTGGAAGCTGTGATGTCAACGATGAAGCAGAAAGAGGAATGGGGGCCGACCCTCATTTAAAACCCGTGAACGGGATCCTCTTCTGTTAAAAATTTTTGTAGGGGCGCAGCCCCACCGATAGCTACACGGCAGGGCTGTTCACTTACCAGCAGAAGGAAACCACAAAAACTTCTGCTCCCCAGGGCCTGCCGTGGTTCTTCTACGGCCCCATCCTATAATAGGTTCTATGCGCTTTACAAGAACCTCACCATGGCCGTATTATGCAAACCAAAAATCATAGGGACAGTTGCCTGTGATTCCGGTTCAATCGCTCTTGTTGATCCATCTCATCTCGAAGTATCGGATGCAGATACTGTTCAGCTTCCTCATTGGAATCTGTTTACTTCTGTGGATACTGAAACAGGAGATGGAGAATTTGTTGTTTACGCTCAACGTGACAACCGTGGTTGTTTGCGTCGAGTCATCATTGAAATTGAATGATCTCTACAACTATCTTTCTGATCTGGGTTCTCATCAATATCATCTTCTTATTTAACTTTAATCTTCCAGTTGGTTACCTTGTTATTGTCAACCTATCCTTTATAGTGGCGAGTATCCTTTCAGATGCTGAGCCCCACAATCGGATATGAGCAACCTGCTAGACCCCAGGCGCGAGCCCAACCGTTGGCTTGCTGCTATGTTTGATCACCTTCTTCAGGTAGGCGATTCTGACTCTCTTGATTCTCTTCGTTCTGGTTATTATCAACTTTGTAATGTTGTTGAGCCTGGTTTGATTGACAGTCTGTTTCAACCTTGGATTGAAGCATATCTTCAAGGACTCCAGGATGAGGATGGAACAGAAAACATTCAAAATATCCAGCGTCCACCGCAGGGGCTAGAGGATCTGCCGGAACCACTCCAATAATTTTCCCCAGTTCATATAACGGTTCAGCTGCATATGGCGGTCTGTGCCACCAAAACTTCAAGGCTTCCCAATCCACTGACCAGTCCGGGTGGTACGCCAACCACCTGGACCATGCCTTGAATTGCTTTTCTGGATGCCGCGAGGTGCAATCCAAATACAAGCAGTCGCCAGGTTCCAGTTGCCAACGTGCTACCAATAGGTGCTTAAAGCCTTGGTTAATTGATTTGAATCCACCTTTACCTGTTAGGTGGCTGCGCATATTGCTAGCACGTTTGTTCTTTTTATTTCGGTACCAATCATTAAGTTGCCGCTTTGATTTGCTGATGGCATAAGCGACACGCCATACCCAATGATCACCAGTAAAGCAAAACTCTGGCGTTAGGAAGAGTTTGCAATACTGATCATTGATTTTAAACGTAGTAGTGCTACGCTTGCGGCATACTTTATAGGTCATGGCGTGGACGATCTTATCATCGCTATCCAACAAGATCCCGAACTATGGGAGATTGTTGAGAAGCTGAAAAGTCCTGATGAAGATCTAGAAGATTTCCTGCTCAGCATAGCGCATATGCTGTCGATTGAATTCCAGGAACTTCATAAGACAGATCTTTCTGACAAACTTGCTTCCCTTTTCGGTGGTCTTCCTAACAAGTCACTGATCATGGCACCGATGCTTCTGCATATTGCACTGGATATTTTTCTGATGCGTGCCATTCCTCATCAAATGGAGGGGTGAAATGCAACGCGGTTACGTGCTCTGTAACTATGATCTCTCCCAGGTGTTGTGTTTGACACCAGGGAAAGACGGTGTGATGCTGCAAGATGTGGACAGTACAAAGGTACTCAACAAAGCAGTGTGCCTGCCGGATTTGACTGAAGCTAAAAATGTTTCACAAAGGCTTCAGAATAAAGAGATGACAGGTGACCTTGAGATTGTTAATGTGGCTCGGCTTTATAAGAAATTTTTCTAAGGTGATCTCCTTATGAGATTGGTATTGGACCTTGAGAGCAATGGGTTGTTGCCAGTAATGGACACAATCCATTGCATTGTGCTACGTAATGTTGATACTGGTAACTTAATTAGCTGTGCAGATCAACCAGGTCATCACAGCTTAGAAACAGCTCTTGATTTTATAAAAGAAGCAACGTTACTTGTTGGTCATAACATTATTAAGTTTGATCTACCAGCCCTGAGAAAAATATATCCAGGTTTTCAACTTAGACCTGATGTTCAGTATTACGATACGTTAGTTGTTAGCAGAGTCATGTGGCCTGAATTAGAGCCTGTTGATGCTGCTAAGTTCTCACATATCCCACGTAAATACTTTGGGCGCCACAGCTTGGCAGCCTGGGGTGAACGCCTCGGTGTTAGTAAGATTAATTTCAAAGAAGAGAGTAAAAAAGATAATGATGAAGTAGAAGATGTGTGGGAAAGATGGACACCTACAATGCAAACATATTGTGAAGGTGACGTAGAAGTATCGACTAGACTATATGAATATCTTTCCTGTCAAGATCTGGACTCCAGGTGTCTGGAACTAGAGCATGAGTTTGCTCTAGTCATGGCACAGCAGGAAACATTTGGGTTTCCCTTCAATGAAAAGGCAGCCTATGCGTTGGTCAACACGCTCAAAGCTCGACGCTCTGAGCTTGAAGATGAACTCCAAGCAACCTTCCCGCCAATCGAGAAGGAACGCTGGTCGGAAAAGACTGGCAAACAACTTAAAACAGAGATTACAGTATTCAATCCTGCCTCCAGGACACAGATCTCGCAGCGTCTACGAGCTAAGTACCCTGAGATTACGTTTGAATCCACGGAGAAAGGCAAGCCAAAAGTGGATGATGATGTTCTGGAGTTTCTTGGTCAGAAATATCCAGAAGCCAAGCTCCTTGCTGAGTACCAACTCTTTAATAAAAGGCTTGGTCAAATTGCTGAAGGGAAGGAAGCATGGCTGAAGCACTGCAGGATTTATAACGATGGCCGTATTCATGGCGAAGTTATTACTAATGCTTGCATTAGCGGCCGATGCAGCCACAAACGTCCCAACATGGCCCAAGTCCCCAGTGTTGGTCACGCTTTTGGAGCTGAGTGCAGGGCTCTGTTTTATGCTCCTGATGGTTGGCTGCTGGTTGGTGCTGATGCTTCTGGACTCGAACTCCGGGCGCTAGGTTCCTGGCTTGCTTACTTTGATGATGGTGAGTACGCCAGGCTAGTCAGCACCGAGGGTTTTGATATCCACACATACAATGCCAAACTCTTCGGGATCTACGATGGTGTTGGTGAGATCAGCAAGGCTACCCGTGATCTATCGAAGCGGCTTATTTATTGCATCTTGTATGGTGGCGGTGCAAAAAAGACTGGATCCATTATATCTCCTGACGAAAGTGAAGATACCCAATACAAGCAGGGTAAGAAAACCATTGATACTTTCTATCGGAATCTACCTGCTATCAAGAAGCTTAAAGATCTCATCGACGAACGCATTACGCAACGCGGTTATCTTACTGGTATTGATGGCAGACGGCTACAGATTCGCTCTAAACATTCAGCCCTCAACCAGCTCCTCCAATCCACGGGCGCAATCGCGGTAAAGAAAGCAACAACAATTCTTTATAATGATTTAACTAATGAAGGATTAGTCTTTGCAAAAGACTGGGGATTTGTTGCACACGTGCATGATGAATATCAGGCTCTAGTTAAACCTGAGTACGTTGATCTTTATACCAAGCTTGCTATTGATTCTTTCCGTAAATCCGGTGAGTACTTCCAGTTAAAATGTCCACTGACAGGTGAGGCTAGGACAGGAAGGAACTGGCAAGAGACTCACTGAGGATTAACTTTTACGTTTCCAGCTGAATCAACATCTAAATTATACTTATAAGGTTTGCCATATCCTTGGGTTACGATGCCGCGACCAATCATGTCAGGGCTAACAGGCATGAAAAGTGGACGTTTCCAAAAACTTGTATCAGTTAGAAATCCTCCTTTATTTTTAGGTGCATAACCAAAGTTATATGTTTCATCTTTGATTGTATATTTACTATCTGTTATTGTAGGCTCTACCCAGACGCTTCCTAGTGAGTTGCGTAATTGCCACTGTTCACCAGTAGTGCCAGTATGCATAGCTTTGTATGCAGATTTTTGTTCTGATGGAGTTGCATCTCCAAAGCGTCTTTGTAAAACTGTTTCTGGCCCTACATCTCCCGATGCATAATATAAAGGAACATAGCCTTCTTTAAGTTTTTCTCCATACCAAGGTCGTTGTCCTGGTTCACTTAAAGCGCTTTGCATGAAAGCAGGATCAGAATATTTTTCTTTATTTTGTTTTATATCTGCATAAAGTTGACGCCCAACTGTTTGTGGAATTTGTAAATTATCGGCACCAGTTCCAGATAAATACCGAAGGAACATGTTGGTATTTAGATCATATTCATTTTGAATGTCCGGATTAGCTGCGTAATATTCTGATACTTTTTGTATTTCTTTTGGATTACTTAAGACCACACCAACAGGATTGGCGCCTGCTTGTGTAATTGCTCTAAGCGCATTCAATGCCTGACCTTGACCAGCAAAACGCCCTGGTTTTCCTTGATAATCATAGCTAGCACTTTGTCTTGCTAAACTTTCTTGACGCCGTCTAGCAAGCTCACGTTCACCTTCTTGTTTTGCGCGTGTTAGCGGGGAGGCAGTTCCACCGCCAGGAAGCCAGCCACCTAAAGCACTGTCTGCTTGGCTCCAAACTTGTCCTGCTTTTCGAAAAAAACTAGATAAAGGCATTACTTTTTCTTTCCGCCATTCTTGGCTTTACGGGCGTTTGCATTACCGCTGTTCTGTTTAGCATTTTGCTTAGCAGTAGCAGCGGATTTTTTGTTCTTGGCCTGAGCCATTTTAATACTATCTTCTACTTGTCATTCTACGAGAAGTCAGTACAGTAGTTCCGGTGCCCACCTTCTCATGGAACCCCAACGCATCAGCGCTATCAAAGCCTCCCTGTACGACATGTCCATGGAGGAACTTCAAGATATGAGTGATGATCTCAGTGCTCTCATCTCAGTCTTAATTACACGCCAGGTGGCTATCGAAGATGCCATCTTGGATCGACTCGAAGCAGCCTTTGCGAAACAGGTATGAACCCTGAGGAGCACAAATGGCACCAGCGTTTTACCTTGCTAGCTAGGCAAGTTGCCAGCTGGAGTAAGGATCCATCCACTCAAGTTGGTTGCGTACTGACTAACAACAAAAAGGTTTTAAGTGTTGGATATAACGGGTTTCCTAAGAACATTAGTGATGACCTAAACCGACTCATTGATCGTGAGCAAAAGTATGAAATCACTGTTCATGCTGAGGTTAATGCAGTCACAACAGCTGCACTTCATGGTGTCAGTACTGAAGGCGCTAACGCTTACATTACTTTCAATCCATGCTCTCGCTGTGCTGCTGTACTTATCAACGCAGGTATTAACGCCATCTATGTGGATGGCGGTGCCCAAGTCCCTGAGCGTTGGTTAGAAAACTTTATCTTGGCCAGCAAAATTCTTGCTGAAGCCGGGGTAGAGTACCACACCATTGATCCCACTTCCTAATCATGAACACTCTGCTTGCTACTGGTATCTACGCCGGTGAGAAATTCATGGATAATGGTTTGCGTTTTGTGCAAATCAATCTTCCTAAAGTAGGTAATTCAGGAGCACAAGTTCCTCTGCTGGTTGTACCTAACAAAGCAGCAGGTGAAACCTTTGATGTATTCCAACCTGGTGCAACATTGTTAGTTGGCGGTCGTTTGTATCCCAATCGTCAAGACTACAAGATGTACTTGGTTCCTAATCAAGTATTCCAAATTGCACCACCTAACTTAACTGTTAACCAGGTTAATCTTGCTGGTGGTGTTGGATTTATTCCAGAACAAAACAAAGAAGATTTGTTTACTTTCTCGCTAATGTGCTCAGCCCCAGCGCAGCAGATCCTTGGTCACACCTGGGATGACAGCCTTGCCTTCCGCATGGAAGCCTGGGGTGATGACGCTAAGCGCATGACTGCAAACCTCCACGTGGGACGGCAGATTGCTGTCAGTGGCGTGCTCCGCTACAACACCTGGACGACACAGGATGGTCAGCAGCGTGGCATGTACCAGGTTCGCGTCAAAAGTGGTACCTATGCCTTCTTTGGTAAGAACAAGAAGAAGGAAGAGCAGAATGAACTGCGGGCCATTAACACTGGCAATCGGTTTGAGTCGCCAGCAGCTGTCACAGCTGAGCCTTACCAGTCTGCTGTGCAACTGCCTCCTCTCCAGCAGGATGTGCCCGCTGGTGTAACAACTGATGATGTTCCTTTCTGATTGCCATGCCTCCTCAATTTGAACTTACAGGACAGGATTGTCTTTCTTTAAGAGATGCTATTGCTTACGAGTTTTATATGGATAATGTAGTTACAACTATGGAACAATGCAAAAGTAATGATGAAGATTATGCAAAGGCACTCGCAACGCTTGCAAGAGCTTCATACATTGTTGCAGATATATTCTGGGCAGCTCGTGAACAGCAACTCAATCCATCTAGTGAATCATAAGAAAAAGTAATACGTAACAATGAATTCAATCCATCTGCCTTAGCTAAGGTAGGGGAGGCGAAGAACCAAGGGTTGCGGGTCACACTGCAACCTTTTTATCCTCAGGTCAGCGCCAGCGGAGCCAACCCGTTGTGCAGGTGCAACTCCTGTTCTGAGGACCATCTAAACAAACCGACTGCTCTGAACAAACTGAAATGACTTCAATTCTGAACCGCTATCTCAATACTGAGAAGTACCAGGGTGTCCTGCGTGACTTCTGCAACTGCCAGATCCTGAATGACAAGAGCCAGTGCGGCCTCTTTCTGAAGGACACTGTGCTGGCCCGTATTGGTTGGACTGGTGCTCCCGATCAATTCCCTGATGCTGAGGAGTACGAGCACACCTATAACAACGGTGACAGCAACAAAGGAATCTTCTTTAAGACTCCCCGCATGGTAGTGCTGCACTGCGGTTTCAGGAAAGATGTCACCTTTATCGAGAATTCCGAGAAGGGTGGCATCGAAGGAATCTATCCTCGTGATTCGTTTCTCTATGACGATTGGCAGGAGAAGAATCCCAACAAGCCTTCGCCCTACAAGCGTCGTCGTCTTGTTCTGATCTTCCTTGTTGATGAGAAGGGCACTCCGGTTCACAAGAAGCCGCTGCTCCTTTCCATCCACGGTGGTGCTTCCAACCTGTTTACCGATGCTTACGGCACTTTCATCGAGCAGCTGGAGTCTGCGTTTGCTGAATTTGCTGGGCTGAAAGGTGGCGCTGGCTTTGACCCCAAGCAAGCAGCTGCTGCAATCTTTACTCCCACCTTTGGTTCTCAGCTCTATGGTGAGAACAACAAGAGCTGGATTGCATTCCCCAAGCAATGGGTTGTCCCCACGGTCAAGAACATCGAGTCTTTCTTCCCTAAGGGTGAGGATGATATCGACTTCATTGAGGAAGTGTGGGAGACTTGTCCGCCTGAGGTGTATGCCAAGTCCTTCTTCAGC